TATTATAGGTGACAACACTAATTTAATATTATGGTAGTTGAATTAAAAATTAAAAAGAAAAATCCCTGGGCTGGACTGTTAAAGTATAAGCATTGTTTTGATTACATTGCCCCTTACTACACTAGATCTGGGTCGATATATACAGGATTGACTCCTGAAGATGAAAAATATTTTGAGGAAGCTATGGGTCTTCCTGAAGGTAGGTTGTCTAAGACAAGTGATTATTGGACAACGTTTTGTGTAAAGGTTGGTGCTAGAGGACTACTCCTCGATGATCAGTTTCCAACACAGGCTATGCAAATTAAATTTCTAAGCAATCACAAGCGTGTTGCAACGTCTCTTGATAAGCTAACTGCTGGTAAGGATTATTTGCTAATCAATAGTGAGGCAGAGGCTGAGCAGAAGAATAAGGCTAATAAAGTACGTAGAGAAGCTATTAAGGCGTACGATACTATGTCTATGGATGATATGCGCAAGTGTCTTAGACTATTTGGTGTTCGTTCAGACAATATGTCTAATCAGCTTATAGAGTCAACAATGTTCGATATTGTTGATAAAAAGAGTGATCAGTATTTGACCAAATGGGTTAATAATAAGAAGAAAGATACTGAGTTTGTCATTGAAGAGGCTGTGGCCAAAGGTGTGCTTCGTAAGGAGCGTACACAATATTATTATGGTACTGAGATGATTGCCGACTCACTTTCAGACGCTGTTGCATATCTTGATAACAAGAAGAACCAAGACCTAAAGCTTTCTATTATAAACGAGATTAAGAATAAGTAATCTTAATACACGACAAATATGACGTATAAGGACATACATAAAAAATACATGATTGAATATGACAAAGAGAATGTTACTTCGTCATATCCGTCGCTAACAACATACGAGATTGCTACTATATTAGATAAAGCTTATCTTGCACTTATTGCTCAAAAGTTAACTGGAAATCAACAAAGAGTTCCTTTTGAAGGAGATATTAAAGCCATAGAGGATGTTAGGAATCTCATAGCGTCTAAGAAAATTAGTAAGAGTAATACTACTTTACCAATAGATAACGCTGTGATATACAAGTTGTCTGACATCTTATACTTCTTAACTGCATTAGTACTGATTGATGGAAAACTTGTAACAACAAATCTTGTTAATCATGAGATTGCTAAGAATTTCATGCATACTGCGACAAATAGGCCGTGGATAAAGAACAGTGTTTGTTATATAGAAGGAGATAATCTGATTGTTTTATACGATGATTATTCTCATAAAAATGTCGGGGATCTACAACTTACGTATATCAAATAGCCAGATAAGTTTGTAGATCACATAATCGGAAAAACATTTGATGACACTCAATTTGCATTGAATGATACTATGGTTGAAGAGCTAATAAGTCTCGCTATTATAATGTCTTTAGAGACTGTTGAATCTCCAAGATTACAAACAAAGTTGAACACTAAAGCACTAGAGTCATGACGAAGAAACAAACGAGAATGCTTGGAATAGAGTTCGAACGCAGGCTCTAGACAATGGATCCAACCCTTATTTAGATTAACAAGCTTGATACTGATGATATATATGCTTATCTCAATGAGTATCAACAACTTTATGTAAAATAGTTGTATACAGCTGAAGATCAGGTCCCTATAGGTACTAATACGTCGATACGAATATCTGATCAGTTAAAGCCACTATTGTCCAATAAGATTCTAACAAAATCATCTATCACAGATACTACTTATGACGGAAGGTATATAATGTATAACCTACCTGATGATTATTATATGTATGTCAGATCTACATCGTCTGCTGATATTGCGTATAACAATAAAAGTAGCTATAGTATTCCAAACATATTGATTGATCAAAATAACGTACATAAAGTTATAGAATCTGCGTACGACACGAATAAGATTATTAGAAATCCGATAGTAGTTTTATCAACGTCAGATGATAAACCTGTGTTACAGCTTATACATGATGTATATACCAATATTATAAAGGTTAGTCTTACATATATTAAACAACCAAATAGGTTCGGAATAGATGACGATGACGATGCTTGCGAATTACCTATAGATTGTTTTGAGGATCTTGTTTCAGGTGCCGTTGATTTATATCTCACATATAAATATCCTGGATCCAATAGAAAATAGGACAACGATAAGAAAGATGAACGAAAGGAGGATGTAAATGAGAAACATTGATATATTGATCGGTTTTGAACGTGAAATCAATAAACTGAACAATAGTTTGAATAAACCAACAACAGATGATTCTTTGTATTGGCTTAATCAAGCTGTTTCTAAATTCGTAAAAACAAGATTCAATGGAAATCTTCCACACCTTACATCTTACGAACAGACTGAGAAAAGATCGAAAGATCTGATTAACTTGTTAGTTGATAAAGAGCTTCCTGTTGAACAAGACATTCATGGTATACGACCTAATTATGTAACTTATCATGTGCAATATCCTGATGATTTCATGTTTGCATTAAACGAAGATGTTATGATATCAGATTTGTCTGGAGATCATAAAACAATTACTTCTGTGTTTGAATGCACAGCTGACAGTTTCATGTATCGTGTAACAAACTCGTTGACAGATTTCCATTATCGTCATTATAAGGCAAGACCTTTAAGAATACGTACAATGGTTGATGGATCATAGGGTTGTGATTTGTTAACTGACGGTAAGTATAAAATATTGAAATATAGATTAGGCTATCTACGTAATCCTAATAAAATATCTTTGGAAAAACCGCTTAGTGAGTATTCAGAGTTTCCAGAGATAATAATGCCTGAGATCATTAAAACTGCTGCTCAGATGTATATAGAAAATAAATCAGATCAGCGATATCAGACATTAACTAATGAAGTGAATACTCAAGAATAATTTTAACGTGGAAACCCCAGCTAGTTAGGTCTAGTATTATTATTTAGGGGGAGTAGAAGAAATTAAATAATATGATTACATTTGTAAATACGGTTTTGGTATCTAATCTCAAAGCCGAGAATATTGCTACTGCAGCTCCTGCTGCTTGTGACAGCATGAATGCTGTATCTGCTGATTATGGCAAGTTTGTCATTATGGATATGGACAAGGGTACGTTTGTAACTGCAGCTGATGCTAAGAAGGCTGATCGTATTAAGATCGGTCTTGTTACAAACAAGAACACTGTTCGTCGTGGCCCGAAGGACATTAAGTACCTTCCGATCATAAAGTGGTCTAACGTAATCGCTATGGATGCTATTAAGAGCGTTAACGCTAGCGTTTATCCCACTGGTGATGCTGAGACTGAGGATATGGTTACGATTGACTTTTCAAAGATTGATGCTACGACTCTTGCTAAGTTTGCAGAGGGTGGTAAGCGTTTGATCGTTCGTCTTACGTTTAAGGATCTGCCCACTCGCTATCGTAAGTGGACTGAGTCTTATGAGTATGTGACTGAGGTTGATGATACTGCTGAGACGATTGCTAAGAATATCGCTAACATGATCAATGCTCAGTGGAAGCGTGCCCGTGTACAGGCTTCTGATGCAGCTGGTGTTGTTACGCTCGTAGCACTTCCTTACGATGATGACAATGCTTCTAATACGATCAACTGGGCAGGTAAGGTTCGTTTTACTGTAAATACGTATTACACGGATCCTGCTGCTGATGGTTGGGAGAGTAAGAATAAGAATTTCCCGAAGGGTGTTGTTATCTCAAAGACTGAGGGTAAACAGTATCCTGCAATGGGTAAGCTTGTACGTGACGAAGAGTCTAAGGCAATGGGTTATCAGGGTATCCTGAACCAGGGTTGTTGCACGTGGCCGATCATTCGCCCCGAGCTCGAAGCACAGAATGATGGTAAGTACAACATGCTCACGATTGAGTTTCGCACTCCGTACCGTGCAGCTGACGACATTACTCGTTATACGCAGCAAACGCTGAACGTATATGCACAGGGTGATATTGCAGATCTTGCAGGTATCTTTGGTGTAACTCCTGAGGCTCTAACAGACGCCAAACCTTAATAGTAACAACAAAGGTAGAGTAGAGGTATTCTCTACCCTACCTTTTTTTATATCAGTTCGTATGAATAATAATATATTAAATCAAGATACATAGCTTGATAATATCAAAAGAATTCGTATAGGCAATGACATACGATTGCGTATTAATCTGCTTAACATGAAGGGTATTGATACAATCAACATCAAGTCTATTAAAGTATATATAATAAACACATCTCGCGAAAAAGAGAAGGCTGACAAGATAGCAAATTGTACTAAGTTTATCAGCCGTTTTCCATGCGAACCACATCACCCAGCATTCGAGCCTTCCGCTTACGATTTGAATCTTGCAGGTCTTCCTAGATATTATGCATATCCAGAGCATCATTGTCATTATTTTTATCATGGATTTGGACTTCATCCTGATTGGAGCCACATATATCCTGTTAATAACTGTACCAATGATACGGAGTTCATTGCTCCTGTTCAAGCTACAGAATATAAAGACCAAGTTGATGCATACTTTCCTGCAAATAGCCAGCTGTATTGTGGCGTATATAAGATCGTAGTAGTAGCTCGTATATATCAACCCGGTTATGGTTTGGACAATTTAAAAACTATCACAATGGATTATAATAACATATTTAGACTCGTAGACGATTCAACCGGTACTAATTCCGATGTAACTATAGAGATTGGAGCAGCTTCTGAAGTTAGTGTTCAGGGCCTTGAGCTTAGTGGTTCAACAGAAATGATTGTTGGAGAAACTCAACTCATAAGTACTGTATTTACTCCGTCCAATGCTACCAATAAGCAAGTTACATGTACGACTAGTGGTAATAGTGTTGAGACCGTTGCACTTAGTCCGGCAGGAGTTATGGTTCGTGCAACACAGCTTCCCAATCCTGCTGCTGGAGATACGTATGGTACTATAACAGCAACATCGTATGACAATAGTTCTGTATCGGCATCTATTAAGATAAAGGTACATAATTATGCAATAGCTGTAACACTCGGAACGAATAATTCGATATCAATTCCTGCAAGAACGTCTGCTATAATAAATCCGTCTGTACTTCTAGAAAACGCTGATATTGTATCTAATTATAAGATTGGTGGCAAAATATACAATGCTGCACAGTTTGTTGTAGATGGTGTTTATTTTAAAACACAGGATGGTGAGACCTATGATCCTAATTATGGTAATTATGTCACAATCAACGAAGTTGGAGATATATCGAATCAGATCGTTATATCAAACAATGGTGCTAACACGACACCTGCTATATTACGAGTAAGGATTGTTTCTAATATTGTTGATGAAAATAAAGACAATATCGAAAAAACATTTGATATTCAACTGCAACCGTCTACTAATGTTACGACTGATGATAAGTATATACAGTCTGGTGTATACAACAAGCAGAATAATAACATTGAGTTGTCTAGGTCTGATAATACTATTGTTAATGTAGATCTTAGTGATGAACTTGGTTGGTATGAAGGAGAGTAATTTAAATATTTTAATAAAACGAGTTGCACTAAAACCCACGTACACAATCGGTCATATGTATATAGATGGGAAATACATATGTGATACATTAGAAGACACCAACCGTGATGCAAATAAGAACGGTGTTTTCGATAACGGTGAGGTTAAGATTAAAGGACAAACAGCTATTCCATATGGTACATATGAGGTTGTTTGGGCATATTCTCCTAAGTACAAACGGTTTACTCCAAGGTTGTTGAACGTACCTTCATTTGAAGGTATTCTGATACACTCTGGTAACACATCTAAGGATACTGAAGGTTGTATATTAGTCGGAGAAAATAAGAAGAAAGGTATGGTATTAAATTCAAGGGCCACTGTTAATAAGTTGTATCCTATCATAAGGAACGCTTGTAAACAAGGTAAAGTGCATCTCACCATACAATGATATGAACAATTGGAAAGATGTGACGCAATATTCTACAGCTGTTGCTTCGTTTTTATCGGGCGTAGCAATGGCTTTTGCGTCGTTTATTAGAAATAATACAGTAGAAGGAGAAATCTTAGGCTTCATCGGAGAGTGCTTTACTTTAACGGGAGGTATCTTTGGAGTAGGTTTGTATGTACGACACAAAACCGAATAGATGGGCGTGAGAATTCGACATACTATATTAAATGATCTTAAGAATGTGGACAACGATACTAAAGTGGTTGATGAGCCACAAAAAGATCGTCTATAACGCTCTTGTATGCTCTCTAATCGCATTTCTAACAGCGTTTGGTATAATTACTCACAACAAGAATAAAATGCTCTCAGAAGAGCTTTTAGAGGCCTAGAATAACATTGAAGCCTATTAGGGAATGCTTAGTGGTTCCCAATAGGCTAACAATGTCTTAACACTTAATATGAAGAAACTCGGATAGTCTAAAGATTCATTATTGGTTGAGATGGATCGTGTAGCTAAGGAGAATAATATTAAGTCTAAAAATATCATAACTGGTGCAACCAACCATGAGCAAATAGACGTTACCCTCGACAAGGGGGTGGAGAGGGTTGTTGAGAGAGATACTATTAGAGATCTAGTAACTATACTGAGAGATACAGTATATACAGACTCTATACTATACAATCCTCAAACATCCGTACACTACACTATAGGTAGAGATACGGTATAGGTGAGACTTAAGTTAGATAATACACAATACTTGTACATATATAAACGTAAGGAATACAAAAACAAAAAGAACTTCTTCTAGAGATTATTCACTCTTGATTGGAAGAAGGTTACTAAGTACAAGTATAAGATAATAAACACGAATGATCTTATAGACAATAAAGATGTTCGTATAGTAAACGCTTAGTAAAATGACATATACTTCACTTAAAGAGATTATTGACGACATCCTATTGTTAGTCAGGAATAATAACATTAGTGAGAGTGAGGATTTATCAAGAGCTTAGATAGCATTATGGGTTCGTACATATAAGGCTGCTATAATCAAAGACAGATTTGATAAATAGAAAGCTGGTCTGCTAGACGATGACGATGTAGTAAAGCTAATCGATAGCCTGTATATACGAGAGAAAGGCCCTCTTGAGTTAGAGGATGTTCAATCTTTAAGTGATAAACCCACATTTCTCAAAAGAACTAAAGATGCTCTAGAGAATATCTACGATAATGATGAAAATAGTATTCTTGCTATATATGATCAGCAAGGAGAGATTATTCAATATATGAGTCATACTCGTAGACACTATCAATACTTTAGAAAATACACATTTGGAGAAATGACTGGTTATTATAAAGATGACGGTCATGTTTACATAGAAGGCACTGCTGATAAAGGTAAGCTTAAATACATATGGGTTGAAGCTATCTTTGACACCATTGATGATGATGAAGATTCTGATAATATGGATGAGTCTGATGTCAAAATACCATCGTGGATGGTTCCATTAATTAAGCAGAATATCATGAAGTATGAGCTCGGCTTAATGGTTGAGATGCCTAGTGATGATAGTAATAATGCAACGTTGAGTAGTATAAAGAAGCCAGGACCTCAAGATAATGAGAAATAAAACTGATTCACATACGTACCATAGTATGTACAAGTATTATAAAGCTAACAGTCCATATAAGGTAGAATACAGCCTCTATAAGCGCATTTTAGATAAGATGAGTTAGATTATAGCAGAAGCTGTTTTAGATCGCTCAGAGGGCTTTAAAATGCCTTGTGGACTAGGTTATATCCAAGTTGGTAAGTATCAACCTAAGAATTATAATTCCAAATCTCTAAGTATAGACTATAAGTCGACTAGAGAGTATGGTAAGGTGATATATCATTTGAATGAGCATAGTAACGGATATAAATATCGACTACACTGGTCTAGAGTTCCTATGACGTTCGCTGATAGATATAAATATCAACTATGTCTTGTACGTGCTAACAAGCGTAAATTAGCTCAACTAATATTTAACAAACACGATTATTTAAACATCAATGATATACAAATATGTAAAATGTGAATCTGTCATAGCTAAGATAATGGCTGATTCTGACGCATCAGAGGTTCGTAATAGAATATCAGATATACGAGAATGGATCTTTGAGGCTATTGAGAAGATTGGTGCTCCAATGTAGTATATTAGAAAAGAGTCTGGCGTAGACGAGCCGTTACTCAAACTCATAGATTATCAAGTACCGATCCCCGACGATCTTATTCATTTGGATACTGTAGCATATTCTAATACTCCAAATGGTCCGTGGATACCTGCTAGAAAGGATACTTCGGATATACATAAGTTCAAACATGGTTGTGTACATAAACCTGAATATATGTACATTCCTCATGATAATGCAAACAAGACGATCCCTGATAAGATACGAATTGCTCCTGAACATCAGGAGCCTGCACATAAGCTCATAACATCCCAATCTCAGTTGTTGACTATGAATGGGCATAAAGCATTTCATCAGTTAGCACGTAATATACAGAGCGAACCTACGTATTTTATTAAACCGGGTTGGATTGTTAGTAATAAACGAGAGGGTTTCATTAAACTTGTGTACAAATCTATTGCAACTGATGAACGAGGATATCCGCTTATACCAGACAATGCAGCTTATCAAGAAGCTATTTATTGGTACGTAATGATGAAGCTAGCGTTTCCTAAGTTTATGAAGGGTAAACTTGGAGGTCGTAGTGTTTACGATAATAGAGTAGCTTATACTCATATACAGCAACAATGGGCTTATTATAGAGAACAAGCTTATGCTGAAGCTATGATGCCAACACAAGATGATCTTAGATCAATTAAAAATGATTGGTTGAGATTGATACCAGATATTGATGCAGACGATTATTTCTTCAAACCCACTGGCGATAGAGAATTAACTTATAACGATAGCTATTATGACTAATACAAATACTCAATAGGTAAACATGTTTTCTGGTGGTATGGATACTGATACTTCAGACATGTTTATTGATAAGAATAGATACCGCATGGCTAAGAACTTGAGGTTTGTAACAGACACTCAGTCTAGTAGCGGAGAATTACATGCGGTACAAGGATTTAAGCCTGTACTCAAAGGCTTATTGCCAAACGTTATTGCAACAACTGTTGTACGTAATCTAGGTGTTATTGTATAGAAAACGCCTAATGATAATGACTCAAAATGGTGCGTTAAGACGTTTGACAACAACAAACCGATTTAGCTAAAAACAGTCTTCTTATGTAAAGAAGAGATCGGCTCAGATAAACCCAGTGTATTAGGGTTATACGAAACAAACAAGATCTGTAAGCTATATATCGCAGACGGAGTGCATCCATTGATGATTATAGACTTACTCCCTAAAAAAGAAGTAGTTCCTGTTAACATAGATGAAGTTGCGATATACTCATCTGTTGTGTTAAATAAACCTGTTATCAACGGGTTTACATCTGGATCTCTTAAATCAGGATGCGTGTCGTATACATATAGATTGTATGGATTATATGGTCCTGGAACAGAGATGTCGATACCAACGAGATAGCTTTAGATTCCAGAGAAACCAGTATCTGGAAATTAGTTGAAGGGTGCTAAGAGTGATTACGCAACAGGATGCGGAGTGTCAATAACATGTAATTTAGATAATCCTGTTCCTGATAAATTTGATCACATACTTATATACAGAATATCATATCAGGTACAAGGACAACTTCCGTTAATAGAGCTCATATACGACGGCAAGCGTACTGGTAATAGTGTGAAATTTATAGATTCTGGTCAGAAAGCTCTTGGCACATTAACACTGGAGGAGTACAACAGTGTATCTGGAAATCATATCATCCCGAAGATCATTGAATCTAAGAACGATTATTTGTTTGCTGGAAACATTAAAGAACAGCAACACGATTTGTTTGAAGACTATGATACACGAGCATACTCATTCAATCCTATTGGTATTGCTTACTTATATGATGCATCTGGTATAAATAAGATCAATGTAACAAGCTCTACATATGACACTGTTAAGCCTACTGGAGACTGTTTCAATAAGTACAACGATATGTCAACAGAACCTCTTGATGATCGCTATAATTATATAGACGGAGATGGTTCTTATTGTAGATACGACATAGATAAGTACTATGGTGGTACTGGTGTTAATATATCTTGGAGGTTTGTAACAGCATCATTAGTTGGAGATGCAAATGTATCTGTGCTATCAACAGATCCTAAATATGGAAATGATGGTATTGGTACTAGTTCTATATGTATTGATAAGAATACCAATAAGAGTACTGATGTTACAAAACCTGTTGTATGTGAATATTTAAAATATCACAACGATAACAGCTCTGAAAAAGCACAATACGATACATCTGAATATGTCAGTGTTAGTTCAACTTTGTCATATTCTGATGCAAAAACATCTATGTTGTTTAGATCATTGAGACGAGATGAATTATATAGATACGGTATTGTGTTATATCATAAGAATGGATCTGCATCTAACGTCAAATGGATTGCTGATATACGTACACCTAATATAACATGGGATGGTTGTGAAACATTCTATGCTCGTGGTAAGAATGGAAATAATCCAGAAGATCTTATTGTGAGACCATTGGGTATTGAGTTTGATGTACGCAATCTGCCGGAAGACTGTGTTGGATACGAAATTGTTAGATGTCAACGTAAAGAGTCTGACATAGCAACAATATCACAAGGAGTTATATCAAGGCCTATTGCTGAACAATATTCACCAGGGCTTGCATCAAGACCAACTACAGCTGGTTCTACAGTATATACGCCAAGTGGATTTATAACAACGAATAGGTATTGGACTGGTAATGATGCTTATGCTAGAGTACATAGTGATGCGGATAGCTCTGGATGGGAAGCTGATAATTTTGAAAACAATACGATATATCAGTTTATATCACCTGAAATATCTTATTTGAAAGGATCTATAAAGGATTTTGAAAATAATATATCATTGTCGTTGAATCCTGTAAAATATATATTCGGAGCAAGTTCTACAACACTTGGAAATACGTATAATCAATATAAAACAAGCCTTGCGTATGGTGGTAAGAAGTATCGTGGTATATATCCATCTGCTGGTAATGGTAGGTTTGCTTGCGGCTACGATACATTCGTACAATCTGATGATGGATAGAGTCCTGTATATAAGACTCTAAGTAGAAAGGATGCTAAGTCTAATGTGTTATTCCCAACACTTTGTGGTAAAAAAGATGGTATTGATATTGTAAACTCATTATACAAGTTTAGATCAACATTTGAGCAATCTATAGAGGGTATCTATGCACTAGAAGCTGGTCGTGATGATATTAGTACAGATGCCGATGGTAAACATGGCCAATACACAGGTGTAACTCCATCTCGTGGAAACATATATATAAACAATGACGGTACTCTTAGTAGAGGCGTCTCATGGGTATCATCTACCGGAGATGAAAGTGATGTTACCAACGGAGGATTCCAAACTGTACGAGATGCTACATACATGTACGTAAAACTATATGAACAAAGTTCTAATGTTTGGTCACGTGTACATAATGCAAATCATATTGGACAAGCTGGATATATTAAAGACGATAAAGCTATTGGATACGTACCTGTATATAGAAGAATCACCAACGGTCTTAAGTTCTCTGTAAAAGACTCTGTAATACCAAAAGAGTTTAGCTGGGATGATTATGCATCACGAATCAAAGATACTGCAAACTGGACTAAATCGTTCAATGATAAAATAGATGCTATTGGTAATACGAACTATTGCAATTACGTATCTGGTGGTGGGTTCTCTCAAAATCTGGAAGCTAAAGACGGTGATAATTTCGTACGAGATTGTTAGTTATATGGTCCTGGAGGATCATGCATGTTGTTACAGATAGATCCATATGATAATTATTTAGATAATGTGTCATACGATAAAACTGTTCCAAATCCTGAAACACAGATCTTGTTCGATACATTTGGAACATCAAATGCTGTAAATAGCAGACCGTTTACTGTTCCAGGACCTGATCCGAATGAACCTAGTGAACCAGGTTCTGAAGATCTATATACTATCACAGGCTTTTCATCTAATGAGTCATTCAATGGTGTACCGTTAGTCGTTAAACCTGAGAGCTTAATGGGTACGTTCTTATGTAATCTAAGAAAGAACATTATTCCTTATGGCGGTTATTCTGCTGTAGATAGATCTCTCAATACATACTGTAGTTACGGCAATTACTTCAAGAAAGATGATACAAACACTAAACATGTGATCTTTGATGGAGATTGTTATATACAGCCGTTTGAGTATGTAAGTATGCATAAACAAGCAAACCCTGAATATCTTATCATGAAGACTATGATGGTTGTTTACGCAATACCTGTAGAAACAAATATCAATCTGGCTTATACATATGGACACGAACTTAGCAGAAATCTTGGAGATTGGAAGATGACTTTGTCTCAAATGCAACCTGCTAACGTGATGAATAAATATACTCAAACAACTCCTATGTATTAGTATAACAGTGCTTATTCTGTTGAGTCAACAGCCAAACAGTATGCAGCACAGTCTATAGAAGAGGTTTCTGACACTGTTGATACTAGAGTTGTTTACGCTGGGCCTAAGTAGAATGGAGAGCGTATAGATAGTTGGAGTAAGTTCCAAGCATCTAATTATATAGATGTTGATTCTAAGTATGGTCAGCTTACTCAACTAAGAAGCTTTCATAACCAATTATTGTTCTGGCAAGAAAATGCATTTGGTGTACTATCTGTAAATGAACGAGTATAGATTACTGATGATAGTAACATGCCGTTAATGCTTGGTACTGGTGGTGTATTGCAAAGATACGATTACGTATTAACAACAAATGGTATGAAAGCTAATCAATATACAGATACTCAGTCAGATAGTGCAGTATATTGGTTTGATAATGATAGAAGAGAATTGTGTTCGTATACCCAAAATGGAAGTACATCATTATCTAAGGCAAAACAAATACAGAATCTCATGAATGCAAGCACACTTAACTATGAGCCTGTTGTCACATACGATAAGAAATTTAATGAGGTACTGTTCAATGTTACAGACACTGGTGCTGTTGTGTATAGTGAGCAAGCACAATCGTTCACAGGTCTATACACAATACCTATGAAGGCTGCATTATCATTTTAGAATGATTTGTACTTTATAGATGATACAATGTATAAATGGAATGATGATGGCGAAAGTCTTGGTCATTCTCTTAAATATATTGTGAATGATAATAGCAGTTATGTAAAGACATTTGATAATGCAGAATTTGGTGCTAATACGAATGATGAATGTAATAATATGAAAATAACATTCAAAACAAAAGTTGGTACTGGCACATTAACAAAAGATGATATAACGAATAGAGAGTATTCGTATAGATACGCAATTCCAAGAGCAGATAATGCTGATTATGGAGATAGAATGCGAGATAAAACAATGTCCGTTGAAATGACTACGGATGGTGATAATAACTTTTCAATACAATATATAATAACTAAATATAGAATATCTTGGTCATGATAAATGGATTAACAAATTACCCAAATACTAGGAGTTTTGCTGATTATTATTATAATAATCCATATCCTGCAACATATACTGGCATGACTGTTCCATCTGGAAATGGACGTGTTGATTTGTCAGGAGCTATGCCTAAGTTGGTTAACACTCCTCCTAAACTACAAGCTCCTGCATCATTCAATAAGACTCCGTTCAATATAAATAAGTACGGAGGTTTGGTACAGCCAGCAATTCAGTTCGTAGGGTCTGCTATAAACGCATTTGGTTCAACAGATAGTACACAATCCCTTATGCAGCAAAGTGGATCGTCTTACGTAGATACAGGCAACTTTAGGTATACGAAACAGAATGATGTTGATTATGCTGATCAAATGAGAAAGGTTTCTTCTCAGAATAAGATCAATACACTCGGAGCAATGGGTGCTGGAGCTGCTTTAGGAAGTGTCATACCGGGATTGGGTACAGGAGTTGGTGCTGGCATTGGAGCTGCTGTAGGACTCGTAACAGGATTGTTTGGTTCTGGTAAAAGAAAGGCTCAGGCTCGTAAACGATTGTTTGATGCTCAACAAACAGTTAATAGAAATAATAATTACGCACAAGCATCTGCTTAGTCAGATTATCTTCAAAATAAGTATATACAAGAGAATGGAGATGCTTCTAATCAGATGTTATATGGTGCTAAGAAAGGTAAGGATAAAGGTATGCGATTAAACGGTAGGTTAAGTACTGAACGTGTGTGGAGTCCGATCGGGCTAACCAGTGCTAAGCCAAATGCTAGAGTTAGCGGAGGAGAGTCTATATTTGATGGAGAGTCTGTTGATAACGCTACAGGTACGTATGTGAGTAAAGGAGCACCTAATAAAGATGATCAGCTAGCTAATTTAAGAGACCAATCTGTTGTATTTGGAGACAACGTTAATCTGAGAACTGGTTATAAATATAAAGACGAAGTTGCTCCATATATACAGGCACTTGAGAAAATAAATAAGAAGTACGAAATACGTACTGATAATAAACTAAATCAGCTAAGGGGTACTATTGGTCAGTATACAGATAAGGTGAATCAACAAGAGATCAATAAGCTAAAGAAACCGATTGTTGATTTTCTAAATAACAAAGCTAATGAACAAAAACAAGATAGAGAAATAATGAGTTATTATCCGTCATACAAATGCGGCAAAGATCGTTTGCCTGGATATGCTTACGGCCGTCCAACAATATTAGACACTATCATACCCACTGGTACCGGAGCACTATTATCTCTCGGACAGTATTTCCAGGCTAAGAATCAGCGTTCAAAAGGATCTGATGTATATGCTGCTAATCCTTACGAATAGGCCGCACTTAATCAAATGGATTCGTTTAGAATCAATCCGTATGCTATAGCTAGAGCAAATGCTGATGCAGAAAGACGAGCAGCTTATCAAGTTGGTAATATTGGCGGATTAACAAGCGGACAAAGAGGTGCTGGTAGAATTGCATTAGCTCTTGGTACAATGGCTAACAATGCCAAGGCCTTGAGTGATATTGAACTACAGAATATTCAGTTAGCACAACAAGCTGCTCAAGCTAAGATTAACGCTGGTGATGCTTACGCTAAACGTAGAATGGCTGCTAGTGCTCAAGATTATGAGAACTACGCATCAGCACATGCTGCAAGACAGCAGGGTATGCAGGTAGGTTTACGTAACTTTATGGATTATCTCAACAGCTATATGTCTAATGAATACAAACGTAAGCAGGGTATTAACATGCTTGATCTATATCAGCAACAGATAGATTTAGACAAACAGAAGCAGTTATCTGAATACGAAAAGAATTTGGAAAGAAAGGCTAGTTCAAAGCCTCTTGATCTAGCAACACTTGCTAACATGTATTCAGTAAGATATCCGTGGAAACAACCTATACATTATGATTTCACTCCTAAAATGACATTAAGATGATATATTCAAAGGACTAGTGGATACAATTACCCACAAAAGATTTATATGATTCTCAGATCATGCTAGCATCTATCAATGCTGCAAGAGATATGTATGAAAAGGGTTTGCAGGAGACTAAGGAGTTTAATAAGCTGTATGGTGATTTTACGAGCCCTATTGCAAGAGATGTTGATTATTGGTACGATAACACATTGAAACCTGTTAGAGATGCTATAAACTACATGTATGACAAGGGTATAGACCCAACACGATCTGCTGAAGGTCGAGCTCTTATACAGAAGCTTATTAACCAAGCACCTGTCGCTAAGTTAAACCAGATCAGACAATCAGCTAAGATAGCAGATGAATATGTAAAGAATCGTGGAACCATGTAGGCCAACGGCCTATATGATCCCGGATTTGAACAGTTTGCTTTACGAGATCAATATGGTAGGCCTGTTGATTTATCTACTTGGAGTACTATCGATGATGGAACTTGGGAACGTACAGCGCCGTATAAGTATGAATCTTTGTACGATTATACGTCTCCAATGTTTAAAGATCTTAAGCCACATGAGCTAACTAAAGCTGAGGTTGAGAGTTTTGGTGTGAAGTATGACCCGAGGTATCAATATCAGGGTATAAGTAAAGGTGATCTTGAAAGAGTTACTGGACAAAGAGTCCCTGGTGTACAGAATGACACTTTGTATAAATACTATAGAGATCGTGCAGCGGATGTTGTACGTAAGCAGTACATAGCTGCTGGTAAGAATCCTGCTGAAATAACTCAAGATGAAATTGATAGACAGTTTGTTCAGGATGTGATACAAGCTAATTCAGCTCGTATAGTAGAACCTACTAAGACAGCTGATCAGTTTGCTGTTATGGCACAGGGTCAAGCTAACGACATGCAGAAATTAAGATTCCAACAGGATCGTGAAGATGCTAGATTCAATAAAGATCTTGCTTATAAATACTGGGCTGATCAACAAGCTACAGGACGCGCAATGCTATCTGCTGGACTAAATCCTAATACAGGAGCTCCGTTGAGTGAGTCTGGAAATGAAAGTATTGCACGTGGTGTCTATGATAGACTTCTTGATGATGTTGCTACTAATTTACAACAACGTGATGAGAAGTATTTAGCCTCATTTAAAGCTAAGGCTAATAATACGTATAGTGCATTCTTACGTGCTCATCAGAACTCACCTGTACATGATAATTCTGGAAGAGCATGGACTGGTAGAAGAATGGCTAATCATTATTTCGATGTTGCTCGCAAGAAAGGTTATAAAGCAGCAGAGAGATGGCTTGTTAAGAATTTCAATAAATCATGGCATAGAGCAAAAGGGACTGCTTTCTGGAGAAGTTTTGATCAATATCGTACAGCTCGTAAAGAATACGAAATGCCTGGTGGTAAACACAGAGCTGAGTATATTGGAGAACAACAAGGCATTAGCGGAACTCATCTTAATGATGCCGATATCAACAGGGCGTTCCAAGACTATTTGATACAGCGAGATGTAGCTTCGGCAGCAACACTAAGGTCAGCAATTCCTATGTCCGAGGTTAAAGATAAGAATGGAAGAGTTTAGAATTATTAGGGTATTATTGGCCCAGAAACAACACTTGCAACTATCGGCAAAGTTCTAGTTGTAACAGGAATGGGATATTCTTATAAGACTCCTGAACGTAAATTAGACAGAGCAATTAAAGGTTTAACATTCACAATAGCTCCTGGAGATGTAAATACTGCTCAATATGGAGCCGGAACAGGGCTTAGATATTCTAAGGGTATGAGAGGACTTGTTGTACACAAAGCTACTTTTAGTAAAGCTGAGTTGAAGAAGAGAGGGTTTGATCCTGATAAATACAGATCTCGTTGGGGTCACTTTGGTATAACTGATAGTAAGAGACCTGGCTATGTTGATATACAAGTTATGACAGATATTTCAGGGTCTCAAGCAGCTCTTAATATTAAAGGTGATAAAGAGTGGGGTGGACCTGCTTATTCAAAATCACGTATTGCTAGAAACCAAGCAATGCAGGAAGAACGTGCTGCAATGGAATAATATAATAAAATAAATTATGCGTAGAAAGAAACACGGTGACGTCTTAGATCCAACGATACATGTTGGATATGAGTTACTTAAAAATAGAGAAGCTATTAACTATGCTGTAGCTGCTCATGAAAATGAATCTAAAGCAATAAGGCGTAGCTACACGGAAACTTATGCTGAGTTAAATAAAAAACGTGCAAATGCTGTAAATACGCTTATTAAATCCGATAATCCAGAAGAAGTATCATTGGGTAAACAGTTGCAAGCAATGTGGAAAATGCAGCCTGATAACGACAAATCAGATGATGCTAAATCTGCTCTTGTAGATGTACTTAGTGGTGGAATAAATGCTGATTTAAATTTATCAGTACTTTCGCATATAGACGGTTTGGGATTAAACAAGCTTATTACGCCTGATAATACACTCTCATATCTCAGTAGGCTTAATTCAACACAAGCTAATTCTGGAGTTGGTGCCTTGCAAAGACTTAGTCAGTATGAAGATCATATCAACAATTACTTAAAAGTCCTTGATGCTAAGAAAAAGATAGAGTATCTTGAACAACAAGAAGCTATTCTGAATAATCAAGCTATTAAGACGTCAGATCCTAAGATGAAGCAGTCGTATTTAAAGCGCTTGTATTAGGTGCGTGATTCTAAATACGCACAAGCAGATATTTTAAATGCGTACCAAAAGGATGTTGATATACTTGAGAAAGCAGATCCTACATCAGCTGGTGCAATGATCGATAAGACCAGAAAAGCCATTGAAGACTTCTTCAATCCTTTATGGGAAACAACGCCTTTGCGAGATGTGTTGAATGATGCAAAAGCCCCATTGTACGATTTAAAATCAAAGAGTGATGCTGAAAAACGTAATGCATTGCAACAATCGTTACGTAACATTGCTGACATCAAGCCATTGTTACAAGCTAATGTTGATCGTAATCTAAAAGATGCTGCATATTATGAACGAAGAATAAGCCCTGAGTTTGTTGCTAAAAGAGATACTCCAGGTATGGACTTTTTTGATGCAGATACTTATTTATATAAGATGTCTGGCGTAATGGGTTCATCTGGTGCATCTTGGAGAACTCAAATTGCGTCTGCTGTTATTGGTGCTGTAGGTGGACTAGCAGCTCCGTTTACAGGAGGTGCATCTGTTGCAGCAGCAGCTCCTATAGTATTTGGATTGAATTATGCTGCTGGTATTGATGAGAACCAAGCTGAAGTTGCGACAGCTGCTCGTGAAAAGTTTACGGCAATGCTTGGTGGTGAAAACAGTCCTAAGTATAAGCAGTTTATAAAAGATGGTCGTGCCCAATTACCTAAGAATATATCTGTTCCAGATTCTAGGATTGTCGATATGTATCTAACAGGCCAGATTGTATCGAATAAATCTGATATAAATAGAGCTAAGGTTGATACTCATAAAGATATTGAGGCTTTGTTTACAAAAGATATGGTTGCTACTACAGCAGATAATCTCATTGATACTGCGTTGGAAGTAATGCCGTTTGGTAAGAGTGTCTCAGAAACAATGGGTCTCAAAAACTGGAAGTTCTATAAGAGAGCTAGCGAAATACCTAGATACTTACGTAAAAAAGGCGGACTTGCTAAAGAAGCTTATGAAATAGGTTCTGCATTTAAAGCTGGTGCTAAAACGGGTTCTAAGTTGTTTTCACCACTTGGTGTTGGAGGAACAACTATTGGTGCAGGTATTGGTGGAGCTACAAACACTGCATTTAGATATATAGGAATGCCGTTCGGAGATCCTGGTTTTAAAAAGCTTTGGGGTAGTATTACTGATAAATGGCATAGAGTCGTCAATGCAGTAGATAGAGTAAATATCAAATGGCTGAAGAAGTTTAATGCTAAACCTGCTAAAGGCATTCTTGGTGATAGATTTATCGAGATGAACTATTTTCAAAACAGGAATTATGGTTTGGAATTAGCTAAACGTCTAGGTATATCTGGTGTTTCAGAAGGTGTTGAGGAAGGTAAACAGTATTAGAACGCAGAAGACTTTAAGAAAGGTTATGATGAACGTCAATTAAGAACTGACGTTATAAGTCTTGCATTCGATGATTTCTTAACAGGTCTCGATGTCGGTAGAGATATACTTTCAATACCACTCGATCCTATTGGCATACTTAAAACTAAAGATAAGGATAGACTTGCTGAGGTTAAGGGCGGTATGCTAGCTGGTTTAACACACGTTGGCTCAATTGGTATTATGAACTCTGTAAGCCCGTATCTTGAAGAGAAGAGTGCTAATAAGTTCTTAATTGAGAACATGCTTACTGAAAACGTTATTGCCAACGATAAGCTAGATAAGCTCATGCATTATTCTAACTCGTCAAGAGAACAGTCTGGTGCTTGGGATAAAATAAAAGCTGGTATAAAACAGGGAATAACCCGTTCAAACAGGCTACAGGCAATTGAAAAAGCTTTTGCTAATTTTAAGGAGCTAAATCAAAAGGAGTATGAGAATACTGGTGACTATATCACATCTCCTGAGAATATAGACAAAGAGTTTGCCGACTTTAGAAGAGCTGTTGGTTTAACCAGATCTACACGTATGCAAGAGATGGCTGAGCGTGCTGGAGTTGACACTAATAGTGACGACTATGGTGCATTTGTTGCTACGTACATGATGGCTGCTGATAATCTTCTCGATAAAACAAAGCAGTTTAGTAAGAATGAAAGTGAGCGCAATGCTGAAGCCAATAAGATACTAAATAGCATTAGTATCGTTAACGAACAAGTACTTGAGGATGCTGGTGTACTAAGAGCTTTATGGAACGATCCTAGATTTAATGGCGCAGAACATGATCTAAAACGACCTTTTGTTGAACGTCTTGCTAGACTACAAGCGTTGCTTGAGACTAAGTAGGAACTTGAAGACGCTCTAAAAGCTGGTGCTAATAGAGCGACTATGCGTAGATATATTGACGGTATTGAGCGTTAGATAGATATTGTAAAGAATGGGCAATATCAAACGGATCCTGAGACTGGTGAACAGGTTAGGGTTGGAGGATTATCTAATCTTGCTCAACGACTTTATTCTGCAAAAGTCGGAGTTGATGACAAAGGTTATAATCTACATGTTGGAGAATCTATTAACACTCTTGATGATATTGCAGCAGTATCTGTAGATCAAGAAGCCCAAGATAAACTTGCTGACATATATAGACAATCGTATCTCGAACAATTCAACATGGAAAATGCCAGTGCTGCATTAGAACAGATTACTGGCACCACAAAGATTGTGAAGGATGAGAACGGTGAAGATAAAGTTGTTGTTGATAAACCGAGTGGGTTTAACACTATTTGGGATAGGATAAAAGAGGCTCGTAACGACAACGATGTGTTTTGGAATGAGCTTACATCTGACGCATTTAAGACGGATGAAGAGCTCGAAGCTGATAAAGATGCTGGTGAAGTTTATGAAAGTGGTTAGAGTAAACTACAGAATATTACTACAGAATATGCTCTTGATGCAAAAGGAAACCGCATCAAAGCAGATGAAAATACTAAACTAAAAGACGATTAGACTGTAAGTCAGGACGGGTACGTATTGAATATAACAAAAAAGTCTCCCATTAAAGAACGTTTGATATTCACCCCTGCAGACTAGGATGAAGTATCAAAATCTGGCGAATATCAGGAAACTGTTGAGAGTATTGCGCCTGAGATTAAGATCGCATATGGTTACGAAAATAGTTCTGAATTGAAACGTAAGCTTGAGAAGGAAGTTGATGAAAAACGTAAAGCGTTCATTAAATCAAATCCTAAGTACGAAGGCAAACCTAAAGATCAGGTTGATGCAGCTATTGCTAAACATGAGAAGATAGTACAGAGACGTAAACAACGTGAACAAGAGCGTGAAGCTAAGGAACTTGCCAAACAGATTGAAAAAAATAAGCTTACTAAAGTTGATGGCAAAGTTCATGTCGATAAAGATGGTATCTCGCATAAAGTATATCAGAGAAACAATGGTACTTACGTGACAGTACATTGGAATAAGATTGGTAATCTTAGACAAACTGTTATTCATAAGAGCGATATTTTATCTGAAAATCAAACTATTATAAACGATGCATATACAGAGCTTGTCAAAATTATAAAATAGTTTGACGGACATGATGGTGATGTAATGCGTACGATATTATCTAAGATACAAATCTTAGATCTTTCAGAAAAAGGTGTTCTTAACACGTATACACAACTTTACAAACTATTAAAGGTTTCACGCAAAGTAGGCGGTTTTGATCTCTACGATGCTGTTTATGAACTTGGAGATAAGTTGGCATCTACTGGATATGTTTGGAATAGAACCATGTCTGATGACAATATTATTAAGAATGATGATATTGAAAATGAGTATGTTGAGAACGATAAGTTACGTATTAATGAACAACGTTTGAAGTCATTAGATGCTCCGATCATTTATCACAATGGTAAGATTGTAAGTAATCCTACAGCAACTGTTGAACGTGGTATGTCGTTAGCAGATGCTATTAAAAAGGCTAGATCTGGTGATAAGACAATTGCTGCTAAACTCGTTGAATACAAAAACTATTTATCTGAAAATTTAGGAGCTGCTGTTGCAGATGTACAATATCCTGGAGATGCAAAAGCAGCCTAGTTGATTGAGAAAATCGATCATGAGTTAGATGAATTGAACAAAAGTCCTGAACAGAAAAAGATCGATAAGATTGTTGCAGATAAAGGTTTGACTAAAACAGATGATGTTTATACGTACAAAGATGGTCGTCAAACACCAGTATACTTAGATAAGAATGGAAAGAAGTGTATATTGTCTAAATCTAAGAAAGGTTATCGTGTAAACTATACTGTTGAATTTGATCAGAAACCTACAATTAAACCTGAACCTGCTCAACCAGCGCAACCTACTAAACCTACAGAGCCTTCTAAATCAGAACAGCCAACACAACCTACTCAGCCTACATCTACCAAACCTGCTGATAAACCTGTAACCACGGATAAGACCACGCTTTCTCCTCAACAATAGACCGTTTAGATGCTTGCTAAAAAGCGTGCTGAAGACAAGTTAAAAGTTGGTGTGGATGGTTATGAATTAACAGGACAAGCTTATTTCATAAAAGTTGATGGTAAAATACAACGATTCAGACGTGTTCACGCCACTATTCCTGCGCAAACATTAAATCTGAAGGAGTCAATTGATCATATGATCAATACTTTTGAGTAGATTTATAATGAACCAATGTCTGATGAAGAGGTTGTTTAGGAGGTAGTAAGTATAATAGAAGATGTTATAAAAAATGGTGCGTATGTAAAACTTGAGCGTGATCGTTGGAGCAACAGTCATGTTACAATTGTTGATTTTGAAAAACAACCAGGTCTTGAGAGACATCCGCTTTCTGCGCAAGCAGTTCATGATCTGAATATATATTTGAAATATCTAAAGGACGCAGGACCGTTTGATCCAGCCGAGTTTTTTGGTATAGTTAGTGATGTTGTACATGTCATAGCATCGACAGAACCTGGTACATCTGTACATGTTGGTAATGTAGTAGAAGGTGTTGTTAACTATGTCGTACAACGTGTATTGGATCAAGGTTATGAAAGTATCGTTGGTACTGAAGAACAACTTGTCGATGAAATACTTAATACAAGATCTCATGACAGTTTTAAACAATCATCAACTCCTGAATCTGGTGAATACGGATCTAACCGTACGTATGACGAGTGGTTTAATAAAAACAGAGGTGTAGTAAAGAATCTTGTATTAGATGTATTAAGATAGCTTAAATCTTTCCATGACCTAGGTTGGGTTGTACAATCTGAAAAATTGACATTATATGGAGAGTTTAAGGGTGTTGGCCGTGTTGCTGGAGAACCTGACCTTATTGCTATTGATCAAGATGGCGGTATTCATATGATAGATATTAAAACATCAACAAAATCATTCTACGATAGTGAAGATTATTCTAGTAGATATGTTGATGTTTATGGTGCTGATACATGGGGTCAGAGATTTAGCACACAGACGCAATACTCTAATCAACAGACTGCATATAGAATGTTGATGAAAGCATCGTTAGGATTGGATACGACTGCTGAATTAATGCCGTATGTTGTAGACTATAACTACGGTACTGGACTGATATCAAATGTTGTGCTTGAGCCACGAATTCCAATCGTATATTCTGATTTTATAGAAGCAATGTTTAATGGTGTGGAGTATTCACCTGAAAACTTTAGCACGATGTCTAGATTCTCTGAACGATTTGTTCAGGGTGTTTTGGATACATATAATACGGCAATCGAAGATTATAACAAAGCTGTTTCTGAATTTGAAAGCCAAGTTGGACAGCTTCCCAAACAATTCATGTTTGATCTCTCTCTTGGTGAGTATATGACCCATGCACAATATACTCTTGATGAGATTCATATAATAGATGCAAAAGCTAAAAGGTTGTGGGATATTACGCAACAGATACATTATCGTATCGAACAAGCATTGGTGGAAGAAGAAAGGAAGACTAATGAACAACCTACACAACCTGCTCCAGAGCCTACTAAACAAGAACCAGAAGTTGCGCCAGAATCTGATACTACACCAGAGAATAAAACCCAATCTGAAATTAAGCCGAGTACTGACAAGAAACCAGAAGTTAAACCAGCCAATAGTTCTACAGAACCAACAGGTTTGATTAAGCTTTAGAATGGATATGTTTATAAATTCTCAGTTAGTTTCGAAAATCCGTATCCATAGATTCAAAGTGATCGTGCCGAAAATGATAAAGAGTTTGCAGCTATAATAAATGCTGCTGATTTTGGATTACCAGAAACGACTATTGCTACAATATCTAATACTGGTAAAAATCTTGATAAAATATAGATCAAGATTACATATATAGATAGAAAAACAGGTAAAGAATATAACTTTGGTAAAACTTTACCAAACGGTAAGCGTGATTATTTATTCTTAAATGCCGGCAACAATTTACCAGGACATGCTGTTACAGAAAATTTCAAAGCATTATATAATCTAGCTGCATAGCTTACTGAATACAACCAAACTCATCCTGGCAAAAAAGCTGTCCTTCGTGTAACAGAATGGTATCGTACAGATGGTAGATTGATGTATAAAGAGAAAAACGGTGTTGTATCATAGGAAAGTCATCCAGTTGTAGATCCTAAGTTAGGCATTATTACTGATGATTTGTATCGATTTAGTGCTGAACGTCAAGTTCCTGGTGATACGCGTGTGATGCTAAACGACATAGGATTTGTAAAAGACGGTGTTGTTTATACATATGGTGATAGTAATACTAGACAGCAATTAGATGTTGTATCTAAAGATATTCCTAATGGTATCATAGTGTATTCTAAGCGTATACCAAGAGCTGAGGCTCCTAATGGTTTTAAACGCCTACCTATTGTACTTAGGAAAAGAGCTCTTTCTGATGGAGATGTCAATTTTATAATGGATGTTCTTAAAGATCCATCATTACTAAGTCAAGAATATAACGGATTGCATGGAGCAACTATAGGCTCTATAAGTAATCTTATCTTACCTATCATAACAGATGCTGCATATCTATCACCTCAAAAGAAACTGTTTGTAGATCGTGCTACTAATACGGTTTATTACATAACCGCCAAAGAATGGAAAGATGCCAAAAATGGTGTTGGAACATTGAGTGGCTATAACATGTCGAATGAAAACCATGTTGAATAGTTAAAACAAATCATAAAAGGATTATCTATAGAAGTTAACTCTGATGTGATGCAATCTAGATTTGGTACTGATACTGATTCAAATCTACCGCTGAAGGCTATTCGAGAATGGTTTAACGATAATCCTACAGAAAAAACATTTACTGTCAGAGGTAGTCTTGGTAATACATCGATTTCGTTTGATAGGAGTGACTTCCAAGATCACAAGACTGATAATGGTGATGTATATAATGGATTGAGTGGAGCTGGTTGGTATTTACGTACTGGTATATTGCAAACAAACGCTGTTGGTATTGGTGCACCTCATGTTCATATCAATGCCGTTACAATGGATACTAAAGGATATTCGAAAACAGTGCTTAACAATGGAGCTGTTATCGATAATAATACGGAATCAAAACCAGAGACTAAGTCTGATACTAAGCCTGAATCAAAAACAGATCGTGATTCAAAGAAAAAGCCACCTAAACCTAGTCCAACGAGCGGTGGTTAGAAATCTGATTCTGCATTAGATGCTTTATAGTCACTTCTTGACACGCAAGATGACAATCAAGTCACGCCCGCTAATATAGACAACCAATCTGCTGATCAACAAGCTTTGGATAATGAACAGATAGAAGATTGGGAGTTATTTCATATTGGACGAGTTTCCACGGGTAAGACTATCAATAAGAAGAAGGCTCGTAGACATGCTGAACATATTCTTGGAAAAGATTTTGTTTCTGATGATAGAACCTTTGGATTTATCGACGGTGTTATTAAACAATTCGACGACGGTTCTGCTGTACTAGGTGTATGTAGAAAAGATTCGATAAGATTATCATCACTTGCAGAGAACGGAGTTGAATATCACGAGGCATTCCATAGAATATTCGAGCTTATTATACCAGAACATTTACGTGATTCTATATACGAAAAGGTTGCTGCTGATAACGACATAGATTTACAAAATGATCCTGATTATACGAATCATCGTAAGGTTGCAGAGTTGATGGCTGATTGGTATTGGGATTATCAGGTTGGACAATTCCATATTGATTCATATAATATATTCGCCAAAGCTTGGAATAGAATGCGTGACTTTGCATTACGTTTCACCAATAGATATCGTAATGATCGTGCGATATTAAAACTATTCTCTGATATACGTAGAGGTAAGTATGCATCTCGTAAAGCTAATAGTAGTGCTATAAAACGATTTGTTACAAACTTTAAAAACAACTTGATGTACAAACAGCATGGTAAGGATTTCAAACACATCGTTGGTGATGAAATGTATTATCATATTGTTGAAAGTGCAAAGTTCTTCGTATTTACCGGATCTGATATAGCTGTTAACGGTTCAAATATATCTGATTTGAACAATGCTTTAAACAAAGAAACTATTCTGAAAGGTGCTCAACGTCTTGCTGATGCAGGCAATGATATACTCGGAATCAACTTATCTGAAGACCAAAGAAGTGAGGGTCAAAAAGCATTGTTTGAGCTTATAGACAATCTTGATGATATACAATTTAAATTAGATCTTGCTAATTCTATAAAGTCTATTAGTACAAACTTTGAACAAGTTGAATCTGAAAAGGCTGATGATGATGCTAATGCAGGTGATACGTATTCTATAAATCAATCTATAGAAGGTCATATAAAAGATGCTGTTGAATTTGATCCGTTTGAGAAAACGTCTCAGTAGGTCAGATTCTTCTTTGCAACAATACCGAATCAGAAATGGTCATATACACCTAGTATACAAAACGGTAAGGTCAAGCTTGTTCGTACTAAAGAACAGGTCTTTAACGAGTACGGTTTGCCTGAGTTTATACCAGTACGAGATGCCTATAACAAGTTTATAAACACTGTACATAACGTAAACACACTCGATGAACTAATTGATACTCTTAATAAGAAAGCTCAGATAGAACCGTTCTATGAGACAATTGCTGAGAACATAAAGGCTGTTATGGATAAGCGCATGTCATACGATGGAGATTCTGTCAAATATGACATTGATGCTGAAAACCTATTAGTTCAGATAATGGCACAAGCTCGTTCTAATAAGTACAACATGATTACCATGATGAGCTCTAGTGCTGAAGAAGGTGTTGATACAACATTCGGAAAGTACAAGACTAGGGTTATGCCTACTGGTGTAGAATATCAAGCTAGAAATACAGCTATTTCTTGGTCATCTAATTTTGCCAATGGTGGTACGAATCTTGTCAAGATAACTAAAGTCGGAAAGCGTGCTATAAACGATAAGGATGCTGATGCAGCTAGTACGTTCTCAAACTTTGCCAAGTTCTTAATTGGTACATATGACAACAAACGTTTATCCTTAAAGGATTTTATACAAAACGCTATCCTTGGAAAGCTTGGACTGAAACAATACTTAGGATTGCCAGTTGGAGATAAGATATTTAAGATACAGGATATAGACGATGTTTCAATGCAGTTATGTAAAGAATATATCGTACAGCAGTTGAATTCTATGGGTATTAATATAGAACTCAATGCGTTTAACTATATGCTTGTTGAAAAATACGGTTCTGCTGGTGCTGAAGCATTGTTGAAGATGTTAACATCAACAAATGTTGAGGATTCTATGACGACATTCATACAATTCTTAAACAACATTGTTGTAAATAACCAACTAAATGTTACAGATGACAACAAGTTCTATGTTGGATCTTTGCCAGTCGCACTTGATTTGATCTATACAAAGTTTGCATTCACTAGTAATTTGGCTAACTGGCAGTACAGATATAAACAAGCAACGACTTAGTTATCTGTAAAGGGTTCTGGTGATAACCTTAAGTATTTAATATCTCAAAACAACTTCTTAACAGATAGTACTCGTGACTTCAATAAGAGAGGTCCTCAATTCCAACTTATATCATCTGGTACAGATCCATACATCTATTCAACACGTACAGATCCAAATACAGGCCAGTCTATTTGGGCAGGATCTTTTGTATTGCATAGCATGTTAAATAATAGCCAAGCATCTATTGAATTACAATCGCTTGATGGATTCCGTACAGACAACAAAGGTGATTATGGTGCAGACTATTTTTAGATGACGAATGACGAGGATATTCTAAGTAAGATTAGATTCTTGATGGATAATTCTCTCATATTTCAAACATTGTCTGATAAGAAGAGTTATTTCACTGTACATCTCAAAGGTTTCCGCATTCCTGGTATTGATTATTCTCGTATGTACGATAATTCTGGAAAGGTTGTTGTAGATGGTAATGCATTAGGTGATCAGGTTACCAACGGCAGTTGCTCATATGATATTGCTGGTTTTGGCACACCAGTGTTAATGCAAAGACAAGATGTTATAGATCAACTTTTATCATACGCATATGCTGAGCGTGAAAGTATTATTAAGACTATTGACGCAATGTCTGAAATGACTGATGATGAGAAGAAGAAGGCTGTTAAAAATTTCTATTCTTCTCAAAACGGTGCTAAATTCTCATCATTGCTTGGAATATGGCCTATGACTGAAAGCGGTGTTAGATCATATTTATCGTTTAATAATGAAAAACTAACTCCTAAAAAAGCTCTCGAAAGAGCAGATGAAAACTTCTTTGCACCAACAGCTGGCAATAAACCAATGACAGAGCGTGCTGCCAATGACTATCGTAGAACTTTAATTGAGCTGAATTTACAAAGGCGTTTAGATGTTATGATGGAAAACTTACAACATCGTGGTCTTATTGCAAAAGATTCAGATGGTTATTTAGTAAACAAAGGTCTTCCAGCAGATGCTATTGAATTTATAGCGAAGTCACTACTTAGAAAACAAAACAAACTCGATGCTACAGGAAACGCTATAGACCAGAACACAATGCGTATGGCAATACATACTGCAATCGGACTGTTTGCAAACGACATGATGGTTAAATCTATCATGTCAGTACAAGAAACCGAACGTATTTATGCAGCAAACCCTGCGTATTTCAAATGGAAGTACGATGAGAATACTGGTGAACTATCTGATCGTACTGTAGATGAGCTTAAACGTGCTGGTGGTTTCGTATCTACTGGTATAAACAACTTTATGGAACTTACTAACATTCCTCAACACTGGCTTGATAAGGATGGTTAGTTTACAGGTGAATATCGTTGTTGTGAGATTAAAGATGAAGAAGTGGCATCTCCTCAAATAGAGGATATTAAAACACTAATGACAACGTCTGCTCGTGTACAAGCGTTACGTGAACATTATCTAAAACAACAGAAGTCTAATTATGAAAAGCGCATACTTAAGATGAAACGTGACGAACGCCCTGACGAAGATGAGCAGTTATATGAGCGTGAACGCATTGCATAGGATGTTGAAAATAAACTCGCTACGATGAGTGATGACAGCGTTAAGCGAGAGCTTAAGTCATTAGGTATGTTGGATATTATAGACAAGAAGTCGAAAGCTGCGTATAATAGTTATACAGGAGGCATTGATGTAAATGACGGTGCTGCATATATAACAGACGATATGTGTGAGATGCTTTTACGAATGGTTGGTTCGTATTCGTCAGAGGTGTCCGAAGCGTTTAAAATATTACGATCTACGTCTGTTAAAGATATGCGTTAGATTGCAGATGCATATACTAAGGTCATAACAACTGTCATCGGTACATAGAAATATACAGCCTATGGTCGTAGGTAGGATTCTACTGGAAATATTGTAGATTATTATCACAAATATGCGCTGTTCCCAATATTCCCAATGCTTGCAACTGGTAAATTAGGAAACATCTATAATATGATGAAAACTAATAATACCGACATGGTATTGATTAGCTCTGCTGTAAAAGTAGGAAGCCAAGGTGCTGTAGCTAATCCTAAATGGGATGATTATCGTCAAGATGATGATAAAGATAACAAGGCTAATTACAACAAAGACGGTTCGTTAAAGCCATTGTTTTCAGAATCATTTAAAGTCAACCCGTATTCTGTATCGTTTGAATATCTTCGTAAACAGTTAAATACTGATCCGAATGAGAAAAAGTATATGAATATTGGTACTCAAACTACTAAGATCGCATTGACAAATCTAAATCTCCATGCACAATATTTAACAAGAAGTGGTGAAGTTAGATCTGGTTGGTAGATACATGACGATATCATGCAATCTATGAATGCTCTTAGTAATATCGGAAGAGATTAGTTACGAAGCCAATACTTCTTAACAAATGACAAATGGTAGTTTGTTGATGAGAACGGAAATGTTGTAGATAAGCCTGTTGTAGATCCAGTTAAGTACTAGAGTGCATTAAAACGAATCCTTGGCTCTGATAAAATAAGCTTGAATTTAGCTTAGGCACTTCAGCTTGTTCCATATAAAGATGGTAAAGGTAAAACTCGTTACAGGCTCAATATGCCTTTAGATGCTGTACAATCATCTAATTTCTTAGAGTCTAAGATTATATCTAGCATAAATAAATCTGTTATTGATACTAAAACACCTGGTGCGGCATTTATTCAACGATCCGTGTGGGGCATGGAAGGCTCTACGTTATATGATAGTCGTAAAGGCAATATTGTAGGTGACGATGATATTGCTCCGTCTATAAATGGTGGTAACAGCCTTCAGATGGTTAATGAAGAGGGCTCTATGGACTGTGTATTATCAGTAGATTTCTTTACAAAAATTCTTGGTGACTTGTTCAATTATACAACTGGTGGCGATTATATACTCGATAGATTTGGAGAGCGTATACCAGTAACCAGAATATATGAAGGCAAGACTTTGTATAAAGTTAAATCTGCAGACATGTTTAACGAAGGTAAGTTCGTAGAAACATGGGTTGATGACATAGACAATCTTCCTGATGGTACTGAGGTACTTTACAAGAAAAATAAAACAGAACACCATACACGTAGTTTTGATGAAGTTCGTCAATACTTGATAGATCAAGGTATGATTGGTCCTAAAGCTAAAGCTAACATTCTAGCTTATCGTATTCCTACACAGGCTCAATCATCGATCCACGCATTAAGATGCGTTGATATATTGCCTGTTGTTAACGATACTGTAATGCTACCTGCAGAGTTTACTCGAATTACAGGATCTGACTTTGATATTGACAAACTATATTTAACAGCTCTTAATTATCATAATAGAAAAGATGGTGGTGTATCTGATGTATACGATGAGGGTACTGAAAAATATTATCAAAACAAGATTGTAGATGCATATCTCGCATTGTTGACAGATAGAGCTGACGAGAATTCAAAACCAAGATCGTTTATATCATTACACCGTTCTATTGATAACGATACACAGTTGGCATTTGACGCATTAAACGAAATTGGTACAACAGATTCTACCAAGACTGAACAACCATATCAATTCTATGATCTTACTACTCAGACTAGTGTCAAGAACAGTTATATAACTGGTAAAATCGGTATTGGTCCGTTTGCATTGAACAACAATAATCACATCTTGACATGGCTATATCATGTTAGCTTTAAACCAACTAAGAGTTCAATCATGACATAGTTTGGCTTGAATAATCTTGATAATATGACAGATGTAGATGGTGATTCTATAATGGGTTGGTTGTCTGCATTTATTAATGGACACGTAGATATTGCTAAAGATGCGTGGGTTTCTCGTTGTAATGTAAACCCGTTCACATACAATTTAACAAACTTGTTACTACGTACTGGTTGGGGTAAGAATACAATATTCTTTTTACGACAACCTATTATGATGGCAATGGCTGATGCGTATATGAACGCTAGTTCTGAATATATGTCAGACGGAACATCGAAGTTCAGACGTCAACAACAAGCTATAGACAATGTTGTGTTTGGAGAAGATAGTAAATATCATCTTGAAACTGTTGTAGTTAGTGGTAGTACTGTAGCACAATGGTTAGAGGTTTTTGAAAGCAACGATCCTGAAATAGCTTAGCTTAAAAAGGGTCTCAATGAAGACTTGAAAAAGATACTGACTCGTGAAAATATGCTAGCTTAGGCTAAAACATCTCTTGGCAAAATGGGCGATATATAGTTTCAAGCAGCTGTCTATCTTGCATACAAACAGTTCGATAAATACGCAAATGCATTGTCAAATCTAGTAAAGTATTGTAAGATTGATACTAAGAAACAGGGTAAGAGCGTGACAGAACAACTTGTTTGGTATGAAGGATACGACGATTTGTTTAATAATGGTGAAACCGGTGCGTTGTTTAACAGAGCGTCTCTTTTAAAGCTTAGAGATGAAAGCTATGTAGGTGTTAAGACTGAAAATGCTATCAATGCTACAAAACATATTATTGGAGGCCAATTCTTCAGTGGTTCACATTAGTTTATCAAAGCTATTGAAAATTTAAGTAAGCTCGTCGGTAACGAACATCGTTACGAAACTGTTAGTTTTGTCGAAGCAGCTACAAAAGCTATTAGTGCATCGATTAAATCAGAATACTTTAATTATTATGTCAATAAGCTATTTGGTGATTCTACATACGTAAGAGATCTTGTTAATGGCAGTTCAGAGCAGCATAACGTAAGATATCATTATGATAAAAGGGCCCCTTATATCGAGGTTGATGAAGATATGATTTATCCATTGAGAACGTATATTGGTAAACCGATAAATATTTCATGGAAGACCAAAAGTGGTTCTCAAATGAAAGCATATCCGAACGTTATCGTTGCTATTAGTGGTAATAAAGTATATCTTCAGAAGGAGATATAGTTCAATAGTAAAGGTAGAAGATCACATCTTACTGTTGATGCTAATATAGATGTACAATTTACTCAAGGTAATAATACAATATATGACCGCATAGGAGCTCTTAAGACTCTTATTGAGAACAACAGTGCTCTTGCAGATCTTAAAGGTAATATATTGTTGCGTGATATAATATTAGCTGCAACATAGAAGTATACTCCATCTCATAAACGCATTGCTGGAGAAGCATCTGATACGTATGATGATCTTAAGTTCATTAAGCTTGAAACATTCTTTGAAGATAATGGAGATAAGACTGATCAGTATATTAGAGCATGGGATTCATTGTTGAGATATACTAATGATAATGAAAGATTGTAGAATGCCATTCATAAATTAGCAAACGATCTTGTTATATACGCATTTATAACATCTGGCGACACTAAAGGATCCACTAAATTATTCCAGTATGTACCTGATTCCTGGAGAAATGGTGAGTTTAATCCTGAAGGTGTGACATCATATGCTGAATTTATTCGTAATAAACTTGACGAGTTAAATGGTTATGGTGAAACTAAGATTGATCTTGATGATGTTATATTGAATAACTGGCAAAATGATCAATTTGTACCAAAATATCGCATAGATGATAAGGCTGAGCAGCAAAAGCTGACACCTATATATACTGACGGACGTAATACATATGGTTATCCTGTAGTAATTCAGGGTATGAACATTGAAAAACCTGCGGATAAAAACCATATGCCTAAGGTAAATGTTGTAATAGATCCCACAAAGGCTCCTCAATATATTAAGATAACCCGTGATTATAGACATCGTAATTCACAAAGACAGTATTCTATATACAAATTCCACTCTGTTGCTCAAACTGCTGATGGAATAAGGTATCCTATATACGTTAAAGTTGAACCAAAAGGTATTACTATAAAATCTTCTGGTGGTACGTATATGGTAACAGAATATGGTCGTTCAGACAGACTAGATAAGGCTGAGAATAGCACGATACCTGAACTGTTTGAGTTGTTATACACAGCTCAAAACTTCCAAGATCAGTTGAGAGGTATGCCTAAGAGCGATCTAAGGGATTCTAATATATTATAGGATCTAAGACGATTTGCTGAGTTGGACATGGCTGAAAAGATGGTCATCAGTCGTAGATCATATAGTACTAACATGGATATCGCACATACTCAGCATGTTCAATTTAATGACACTGATGCACAATCTCAAGATAATACGACTTAGAATGATAATTCTAAGTTAATCGGAACTCGTCAAATAACTGATACCGGCAAGCGTGCAATCTAGAATGTATTTTCAGCGCAGGTTGGAACACAACAAACTGTTGAAGATTCTAAGCCAAAGACTAGTGAGACAAAGACTGATGAAGACAGTAAGCCTGTACAACAGATTAAGTTAACAGCTGGTCAAGAAACTGCTAAGAAAGCCATATTGAATTTTATAAAGACAGCAGATGCTTCTAAAGGAGAGTATTTCACTTTAACAGGTAAAGCTGGTACAGGTAAGACTACGTTAATACAAGAGGTTATTAGAGAGATTGCTAAAGACAATCCTTATCAGAGATTTGTTGTATCTGCATTAGCTCATAAAGCAGTACAAGTTATATATGGTGAGACTAAAAAATCTTCAAAGTTTGTTTCTGCTTCAACAGTAGCATCGTTGCTTGGTATGAAATTAGATCAAGAGACCGGACTGTTCAAGCCAGCTGGTAAAAATGCGAAAATCAAGCTTAAACGTGATAGTATATTATTTGTAGACGAAGCATCTATGTTGAATGAACAGAATATAAAGCATTTAATGAATGCTGCAATACGTACAAATTCTAAAGTCATATTCTTAGGTGATCCTGGACAACTTCCTCCAATACGAACAGGAGATCTTATTAAGTACGGAACTGATTCGTTATCTCCAGTATTTAAGACTCAAAAGGATGAATACTCAGCAGGTCTTACAGAAAGAGTACGACAAGGAGAAGGTAGTCCGATATTGGATTATGCAGATACGTTCTGGAATTATAGTACAACAGAAGGTTAGACTGATCGACGTGTTAATGATGAAGATATGTCTCGTGTTGAAAACGCTCAAGGATCTATTGAGTTTATAAACAAACAACAGGCTGATAAGATAGTACCGTTGTTTAAACAAGCTGTTGAAACAAATAATCCGTCATTGATTAAGATTGTAGCATATCATAACAAGACTGTTAAACAATGGAATCAAATTATTCGTCGTAAGGTTTATGGTGATAAATATAGTCCTAATCCATTACCAGGAGATATTCTAATGATGACGGATACATACAATGATCCAGCTTCTGACGATGCAAAACCATTGTTGTTTAACAGCGAAGATATATCTGTTATTAGTACTGGTCCTATTCGCACTGTATACCGTGTTCAACTCATGGACGCTACTATAAAAGACCCTCGTGGTAAAATAATCACAGTGCCTTTGATAATACCTACTAAGGAGAATATGGATGAGTTTAATAATAATAAACGTCTATTGTGGAATGAAGCTCAGAAATATAAAAATACAGATCGTGTTAAATATAAGAGGACATTAGATATGTATTGGAGCTATGGAACAAAATGGGCTCATGTTGAATATGGTTATGCTATAACAAGCCATAAATCACAAGGTTCTACATACGATGTATCTATTGTAGATTCTGCAGACATCAACAGTAATGGATTTATGTCAGACATCAGCAAAGCTCGTAGTATCTATACAGCTATAACAAGAGCTCGTAATTCAGCTGTTATCTTACGTGATAAGCTTGGTACTCTTGATGTTGATCTGAAACAGCTTAATGACCGTATAAATGGTTATAAAGATGGTTCTGTAACACCTCCTGCTCAGATTACACCTGATACTGTAGATAATGTAGGCAATACGTACAAAGAGAATATTGCAACACTGGAGTCTGATAAGACAATCTTATCTAATGAAGAGATATTGAAGCTTAGACCATTTACTGGTAATGATAAAGCTCCTCGTATAGCTGTTGCGTCTGAACATACTGATCCTGTATTTTTTGCTAAGAAGATAAAAGAGTTCTTTGAAGGAAAGACTTCTGTATAGCCACGTTTTGGATAGCCAATCACTGCTAAAGATATTGATGCACTATACATTATAACAAAGCATGACGGTCTTCCTCTTAGAGATATTCTTTCTATAAAAATACCTAAGATTATACACTTCAGCATAACAGGTTTGGGCGGTACTAAGTATGAACCTGGTGTTATGCCGTACAACGAACTACTTGATCGTATTGGTGATTATATAAAACAAGGTCTTGATCCGTCTATGGTGACCGTTCGTATTGATCCGATTGTACCTGGTGTCACATCGAAGCATGTTATAGAAGATATTATAAAACGTGCATCTTCTATGGGTATTAAAAATATAAGATTCAGTATCATGGATTTCTATGCAACTACTGCTCAGTTTACAGAAGCTAATGGTTTTGATTACTCTAAATATTACGTACCTCAAACGAATGCAGACGGTTCGCAAAGAGTGTTATTAGTATCTCGTGACGGAAGATCGTTCTCCAGAATTGATGGTGTTTCATACAGACAAGTTGGTAAGTCTATAGCTGTGCTTCAGAGTTACGGCGCCGAGTCAAAAGTATACTTACAAGGTAAGAGTGGCAATGTTTGGGTTAAAACTGTTCAAACATCAAATATAACAGATGACGTTATTAAAAGTAAAGATGGATGGACTGTGTTGAACGATAAACAAGTTATGAACGATTAGGTGGCCAGTAGAGTAAAGGCTGGTGTACATTTACAGAAGCTGTATGAAACTCATGCGAAAAAAACCACTATAGAAAACATCACCAATATAGTTAAAGATCTTGGAGACAAGTATGGTGTTAGATTATCAACGTGTGCTGAACCAGATATTCTTCCATCTGGAATATCTCATGAGGGTTGTTTGAGTGTGTAGGCTATAAACGATATGCTTCATACACATATTGAAGACAAACATCGTGATAATAACAAATCTAGACCTCTTTGCGAATGTTATGGAGGTAAAACAGACATACTTAAATATAATGATAAGTGTGCATCTAGCTGTGCATATTGCTATGCTCACCATAACAGTAATGCTGCTGCAACTATGTACAACCCAGATGGTTCTTTAAAGCATAATGCACTCACAACTACTCGCAGAGATACTGAAGAATTCGATGATACAGATATCGATAAGAAATTCATATTACACTGTAAAGGTAAATAATTATGATAATTGCATGTCCCAATTTAGCAAATCCTGAAGTAAAACAGGAGTTTGATGAGCTTATATCCGTATTAGGAGAGAAAGCTGCTTATGCAGCATGGGCTCTAAATGATGGGAACATGATAGATCGAGCTCCTAACGGAGCTCCTTCTATCTTGTTTCAATCATTACTATCTAAAAATAAAAATGATCGTACAGCAGCCATACGTGAAAAGGCTGAAATATACAAGAAATCGTTTAATTCTTGGTTTACAAAGCTAGGTGATGAAGCTAAAGAATTATTTACCGACGCTAATGGAGAACCATTGACAGAAGTATTAGATGAGAATTTTAGTTCTATTTACGATATTCTTGTTGGTAAACAAGATCCTGTAGTTGATTTAAACTCAGACACTGAATATGAAATAAATGCTCGTAGAGATACAAATTCTAAGCTAATAAACGCTATTGCTAGTACACATAGACAACTCAAACAGATACCTAAGAAAGTAAACACAACACGTTATGGTGGAGATAACATATACTATCAACTACGTAAAGCTTTACCCAAAGAGATTGTTGAAGATATAGTTAAGTTCTATTATGAAGAAAAAGATCGTGATTCGTTCTTAGATAGAGTAGAGTTTTATATCAACAACGAGCTCAAATAGTCTGTTATGCCAAAAGTAATAGCTGCGGCTAAAGCAAAACAACTTGAATTATCAACACACTATGATGCTCGTGATATAACTGCATAGTTATTTGGAGCACTTAAGAGTGGTAGAATAACAGGAGATTTTGATGCAGATGCTGCATTTATTGGTCATTATCAAGCATAGCTAGCCCAACGATTATTTCCAGTTATTTACAAAAAAGGTTGGTCTAAATAGAGGTATGGTTATTATGCTAAGTAGTTTTCTCAGATATCTAAAATGATATAGGTTATTGTTACATAGCATAACAATGCTCGTATGGGTAATCTTAATCATATATATAAGCTGGAAGCTGTTGTCGCAGGATTGAAGAATGCTAAGTTTAAACAACATCTTATTGAATATATAACAGCTGTTGATCGTACAACTCAACGTACTGGTTATGGCAACAACAAACAAAGTGTTTCCGGCACGATATTGGATTTTAGAACTGCTGAATTCAAAGTTCCTTAGTTAAAAACATCTCTTCTTAATTTTGGAAATAAGAGAAAAAGATCTCTTAAAGATACTCTTGCTGATATAAAACAACGTACTGATATTTATAACGACATTATCGATCTGATTCTAAACAAGATGCATGGTGATACTACTATAGAGTTGACATCGAAACTTGGTCGTGATCTTCTTGGTGTCACAGAAACTTCACATACAGATCACTCCGTATCTAGGGTGTCTGTAGCATATGATCTAAATACAGACGAGTTTGAGTTCATGTATACGATTGTACACGAGGCTATTCATGTAGTAACATTGCGTTATTTATAGGAAAATCCATATCTCGAAGTGTTATTTAATAAATATGCTAGTTATTTGTCGAGCATAGATTATACTTGGTACGGCAATTCTGATGCAAAAGAAATGATTGCAGAGTTTTTCTCAAATGCTGAATATAGAGAGTGGTTAAAGACTGTGCCTGCACCAAATGTTAAAAACATGTCTATGTTTGAAAAGATCGTAGATTTCATTGTACGTATTTTCACGGGTGAATCTAAAAATCTTTATGAACAATTAAAACCTGCATTTGAATATGTTCTTGATGAAGCATTGAGTAGCACCACTGTTACTGAACTTACTGATACGTCTCAATCTACTAAATCTACTTATCTAAAATCAGTATAGTCTATATCAGAACAAGTTCAAGAGATGTATGATGATATCTAGTCAAAGAAACGTGAATATTTAGATAATATTAAAGCTCAACATAAAAACAATACAGGCGTTGCTTATAGTCCGTATTAGATTAATCGTATAACCGTACAATATGATCAAAATCAATTATCTAAATAGATATCTACGTATCAAAAAACATTAGCACAATTACACGATTTAATCTTTAACGGTATGTACTATGAATCAACAGGACACTCTTTAATGAACGGTATTGTAGAGTATATTGTCAATGCATTAGATCAATCAACGTTCTCAGCATATCGTAATTAGAATATTGATAGATACTCTGATTTAACACCAGATCACATGTCTAATGTTACTGAGATTATAAGAAACGCATTTGTCGATGGTGATATACAAACTCTTGACAAACAATTAGCGTTGACATATGTTAGAATGTTCTGGCAAACTCCATTGATACAACAAGGTTTGCAACTACTAGATGATGGAACTAAGAAACCAGATCAACTTGAGACGGAACTTGTTAATCTTATAACAGAAGAGTCTCTTAAAGATCGTATCTAGAATAAAAGTTTACGTGATTATATCAAAGATTTTTGGAATAATCTTAAGAAGATCGTATCTAAAATATTTGATCCTAAAAACGTTAGCCAACAACAGCGTGATGAGATATTTAAAACTATCAAAGCTGCTCAATTATACGATCAAGAATTAAAGGAGGATTCTTCTATAACTCCAATATATGATAGAGCCAATGGTGATTTTACATCATCTCTATTATTATCTGAACAAGATAAGAAAATTATACCAGAAGTTATAAAGCACGGTAAAACTAGATTGTCTGCTTTACGAGCAAAACGTATTCGCAATGAACGTAAGATGGTTGAAATACGTAACCAAATAGAGCAGTTTGAAGAGTTAAATGGTGAGAGTGTTGTAGATACGTATAACACTGTTATAGAATGCTTAGTCGATGCTGAAAATGACTTCAGATAGACATTGAATTATATGGATTAGTTGACATCTAGAGATATTAGTTCTTGGGATCCTGAATAGATTCTAGCTATTGGTAGGGATCTTATTGGTCACTATGTTTCTTTATTAACAATGCTTCATGATTCCGTGTTCGACAAACATTCTGCTATAGGTGCTTATAATGATATTATAACAGATCCAGACAGTAAACACTATGATGACTCAGCTATCAACATAAAGAACCATCTTAAGCAAACGATGTAGAGCATAACAGCTATTCAACGTAAGTATAATAAAGAAATTAGTATTCCATATGCTCGTTGGTTCTTACATCGTGCTATTGATGATCTTGATAAACAAGGTAAGATTCAAGATGTCGATGCTTTTAAACGTAGAGCTGATCAGTTCTTAGATGGAGGTTTTGAAAACGGTGGACTTTCTGCTGGTGAAATAATGGTTGGTTTTGCTACAAAATCTAATAGTAATATTGTACGAGTTATAACTAATATTATACAAAACATAGAAGGTACTCGTGATCGTAAGACATTGTCGAAAGGAATGGCCTTAATGAATTTGTATAACAAACTTAGACCAAAGGGTTCTCAAATAAGTCCCATAAACTAGTAGAAATAGTTCTTAGAGACTGATAAACAAGGTGTTCCTACTGGATATTTCATTAGAGAAATAAACTCCGGTTTGTTCTTTAAAGAACGTGACTAGGTTATAGAGGAACTCAATGACAAGTATAGTAATACTGAAAAATACGGCGGTGCAGCTATTACGTTTGATGATGGTAAACCCGTATTTCATGATGACGATACTACTGCAAACGATTCTGTATATAACCAGTATTATGACGAACTTGACGAATGGTTGTCTCAGCATGCAGAGCGTAGATACACACTTGATTATTACAAGAATAGGCGTAGATACTTAAGTCAAGATACTCAACGCGCTATGAATCGTATCCAGCGTTAGATTCAGCTTCTTAGAAGTATGCCAGATGCTATAGATGAAGACGGATGGTTTGATAAGTCAAAATTAAGTTCTCAAGATAAGCGTTTGTATGAATCTCTTATGACTTAGAAACGAGAACTTGGTAGTCATTACTATTTCTCAACAGATAATGGTATACTTTCATTGAAAGAAAAGACTGGTAATGCATTACGCATGGCTGATGAGATATCTGCTTGGAATAACTTTCTTACTAAACACGTTAGATATTATAAAAATAAGGAACTATATAACAAGAAGCGTTCTGAAGTACCTGCCAATAAATTACTTGAGTTTGATAAAGAAAACACTGTTACTTCATTCACCCCTCAATTCTATGAGTTACTGGATGAACTTGGACACTTACAAAGCCCTGAATTAACAAGGTTACAAAAACGTCAACGTGAGATTATTAGTAAGCTTAAGAATTATCAAGAAGGTATCATACAACCAGATCTTACACAACTTGGAACTGGTATTGATTAGACTACACGTAGTATATATAAAGAGTTAAATCGTATTGAAACTCAAATAGCTTAGGAAAAAGCTAATCTTAAAGGTACTTCGCAAAAAGGTCCTGATGCACAGCTTGCATCAAAGATAATGGCTACGTTCTTGATGAATAAGAATGTACGTAATAACAATACTAACAGTACGTTTTGGAATTATCTCATAGGTGAATGGGATGTTGTGTTAAAGGCAAATAAGGCCAATTCATCTGCTATACGTAAGTAGTTCGAAGACTTGTTTACAATAAAGCTTCCAGGTGCATTATCTAGAAGTAAGCTTAGTTTGTTTACTATATTAGATGCTCCTTCTGGATAGCTACATGATCCTAAAACTGGTAAACCTTTATATTTTCACGAGGAACCTCTTATTTTAAAAGATGACCTACCTAGTCAAAACTTTTCAGAATTAGATATGACATCTGACTTCGTAAATATGCATTACGATGTTAAAAATAAGTATTCAACACAACCTAAAGAATCTTTATATCGTAATCAGAAATATTTCGATCTAATAGCTGATCCGAATAAACTTCAACTCTTAAAAGCTATGAAGGATATGATGACTGAAGCACGATCTATGATTCCAAATACATCTATATACAAGGAAGATGAAGTTTGTTAGATGACTGGATCAACATACGATCTTATTATGCGTAATGCTAAGAGTGAGATTGGTACAATGCTTAAGTATCATATATAGAAAACGTTTACCGGTAAATATGGTGAACAAACAGATGATGTTGAGACAAACTTTGATCTTCCGAGACGTCCTAACGGAGAGGTTGTTCAAAATATTCCAATACGATGGGTTCAACGTTTAAAAGATCAAAGATTGTTAACAACAGATCTTATAGGATCAACTATAGCGTTCTATAATATGGCTGAGAACTATGCTCTTAAGAGTGATGTAATAGCTCCATTAGAACTTGTTAGAAACGCATTGTTACAAGCTCCTACAGGTGAAAATCCATTAGCTCGTACTGATAATGGAAACCAAGCTAAAAAACTCCAATCGTTGTACGATATACATATGTATGGTCATGAGACATCTACAACTAATCATATAACAAAAAGATCTGATACACAAGCTACTATTATATAGAATGCAAAGCTTGTTAGAAAGATGGCACAGAAAGCAATGCTTGGCGCAAACTTTCTAGTTCAGAATGTTGGTTATGTTGATGCAATGTTATCCGCAATGACTGATGCTATTGGTGGTAGATATATGACAAAACGTGATTTGTTTTGGGCTATATTTAATGCTAATAAAGACATGATAAATAATGTTCGTCATTTTGGTAATCCAAATACTAATAATAAGCTTGGTGCGTTGATGCAACTAAATCAACTATCCCGTAAGAACTCTGAAATATTCTCAGATACGCATAAAAGTAGACTCACACGTATGCGTAAAGGTTTAGGTATAATGGCTGGTTATTCTATCACTGATTATATGGTAAACAGCGTTATTCTTGAGGCTTTTTACAAAAACTATCACCTCATGGATGATTTAAACGGACGTAAGAAGTTTATGAATAGTGACGATGCTATACGTATATACGAAAAGCATGGTTATTCAAGAAAAGAAGCTCTTAAAGTTTGGGAAAACGCATCTAAAGATAATTTGTTCAACGCATATACATAGGAAGATGGTATTGCTGTAGTCAAAGAAAAGTATAAACAGTATGTCACAGAAGATTTATAGAATACTGTGATGAAAAAGCTCAAAACGAGAACTGCATCATACAATGGTATGCTACCAGATATAGAAAAGGCTAAGATGGCTTAGAATATATGGGGTTCATATTTTACTATGATGCGTGGTTTCTTGATGGATACGTACTGGGCTCGTTTTAATAAGATTAATGATTATGCTGCATAGAATGAAGAAGGCGGTACTAATTACGGATACGCTATAAAACATGATGATGGTGGTTTTGAAAACTTAGCCACTGGTGTTCTTGAAGGATCTTTGTATCAAGATGGAATGCGTGCTGTTGGCAAATATATATCAAGTTTAAAGAATGTTATAAAAGGCAAAGGTTTTCATACAAATCTTACAGATAATCAACGATATGCTGTACGTAAACAAGTTGCTGAAATTGCTATAATTCTAGGATTAGCTATTGGTACAAACCTATTTACTAAGTTATTATACTCATTATTCCCAAGTTGGGATGATGATGACAAAGATCCTAACTGGACAATCAACGTATTTGATCCAGAAGATGAAGATAGGAATTTAATTGATTTCCGTGACGATGTTGAAAGTTATAGTAAAGATTATTAGAAGTTGGTTTTATGGGATACTGCAGCATTATTAACAAAGTTGACATTTGAGCGTACTACACCGTATTGGTATGGAACTATTATAGATATTATCAAATCTCCTACTCCTGTAACTTCGTATATAGATCAGCTTGAAGGATTATATAATATTATACCAGACTCGTTCAACGGTAAGCTTCGTGATCCTATAACCACTGGTGGATATAGAGGCATGACTCGTGGTACTAAGGACATTTGTAATGTGATATCTGCAACAGGTCTTAATAATATTGTAAAAGCATGGCACGTTGCAGGACGTAAATCATCATTCAACTTCTATTCTCAACAAGGTCTTAATAGATTCTTTGTACAAAGCCAAAGTGATTATGAAGATCAACTGCAAGATGATTTATACGGTCCTTCTGATGAATATTACGAATAATATACATACATAAATATAATAACTCGACGAACCTATCTTACGTGTTATTATATTAACACTACACAAAACGCAAGAGGCGCATGTTACCTGGTGTTATCCAAGTAGCATACGCCTCTTTTATTTTTCCTGTATCTCTCTTGCGAAATCATTTCCATCAGAAACGTTTGTTTCTAACGGAATTGATTCGCCATCGTCATTCAAATACTCATGATTCATCACACGATTCACGAGTTTTGTATCACGACCGTAATAGAAACTTACGATTTTTGCACCACTAGAACCATCAGCATATGGCATACGTAATAAGTTCTTTTGGTTCTTGTTCAACGATATTGTATATACGATATACGTATTACCATCATTGTTTCTTAACGTTTGATCAAACACCCATTTAAGATTGTCAAGCTTCTTACGAAGCGCATCTGAAATAGTTGTCACATCGTACATTAAGAATAAATGATTATCTAGATAAGGACGATCTGCGTCATTCAACGCTGCATCCTTAAATCCAGATTCATCATTTATATCTTCGTAAAGCAATCCATCCGTAAGAGCAATACAAGCTTTCGTTAATTGACTCATAGGTTCAGTTTTTCAGCACCATCAGACTCATAGTAAGATCTATAATAATCCCACTGATTTGTCTCTTGATGCCATTTGATTTCTTGAAGAGCGTTAATTATAGTATTTTCCCTACTACAGACCTGATCAGATGTGAATTCAAACACTCTCACCTGATTAGACCAATCGTTAGAGACACCTACAATATACCACTTGAAAGTCCAATCTTCTGGGTTATCATACAACTCAGTCTCAATATACCATTTAAGAGCTAACGTATAGAAACATAATTGTCTCAAATAGTCAAACTCTCTCATACTATCTTCAAATGAGTATAGATGTGATGTTGTTTTAATGTCCATCAGTATTATTGTCTTATGTATAACGTCAAATTTGACGCAATCTAATAATGATTTACACTTAACACCACATAGTTTCCAGTTGATGTGAAACTCATGATATGTTAGTATATCCGAAGCACGATCATCCGCAAGTAGCTCTTTAGCTTTCTTGTGTTTGTTGCATACTTCCGACAACTCCATGAGCTTCTTCATCGTATATGGACTTATCTTAATACGCTTATCGTTCTCCTTGATGCTCTGGATATACAAATTAAGCGTAGAGGCCTTTTTCAGGCCTTCTGAGAGCATTTTACTCTCACTCTGGCCAGTTGTCCTGTATGCGGCTTTATATGCGCTTAGAACGGCTTTATCAGGCTCTATTTCAGTGGTTGTAGCTAGCTCTTCACAAAACTTTGTTTCTTGTGAGGATTTTGGTTGCGGAGCATCCCATACAACGTAGTCTTTTTGGAACTCTTCAGGTTGAAGAAGGTATTCGTGTATCATTGTACCCTTAGCTAATTGCGGTAAGCTTAAACCTTCTTCTTTTCCATCAAGCATATTACGCAAATAGGCTGGCCCCTTCTTTAGGAACCAGCCTATGTTGCTATTGCTTATTCGAGTCGTATCCTCATAATACGAGATCTTAGTTTTTTCCATTGGATCGATGTCTTAAGCCCTTATGCCTACGTATAATTTCTAACGCAAGTTTAGGATCATGGTTTTTAAATGCAATCTCGAATTGCTTTTTCAGTTCGACCGACTCTTTATTACTCATTTTTGAGTGCTATGTTCATGAATTTGAGAATATCTTCTTTCGAATCATTGGAATGATTTAACTCATCCAAGAAAGATATTATATTGTCGTAAGACAACACTTTGAACTTGCTGAATATAAAATTAGCTAATTCTTTATCCTCTTTTCCACAAACACTAGTGACCAGTTTGTTGACTATGTCTTCGCCAACACCATAGAATTCTCGTTGATAACGTATACGAGAACAGCGATCAAACAAATAATCAGACAAACCTTTCTTGTCATTACAAGTCATAAGCACTAATCGCTTACAACCATCCTGAACTCCATCCAAAAGAGTTAGTACCTCAGGAGAATTCCACTCCTTCTCAAACTCATCAAATATTATACAAACAGCTTGATGAATCTTTGCACAAAACTCTTTCAGACGATTTATCCTAATACAGGGATTTCCAATCAGCACAGGCATTCCTGACTTCTTAGCTATATATTTAGCCATAGCAGTCTTGCCTGAACCCTTTAGACCACACAGTAGTACACCAGTAGTCTTCTCACTTCGAGATGCATGGTTTAGAACACAATTAATAAACTTCTTGTCATCTTGTGTAAAATATAGCACTTGATCCTTAATAGGATCTCGTTCTACAAGATATATTTCACCACTATATGGATCATATTGCATCTCATACACATGGTCACAATTAAGCTCATAATCAATACCCTGAGGTGACGGAATAATTCGGTCACCCATTTTAGCAAATTCTTTCATTGTTTCTGGATTTAATCTCTTGAATCATTGAATCTACCTCTTTGTGGTTATGTACGATGTACGCCTTTCGTTCTAAGCCTTTCAGCTTAAAGTTGTATAAAAACATCTTCCAACGAAGGGGGAAGTCTCGTTGCACCCTCCCTTTACATTCGCACACAAACCCATCTCCAATAAAGTCTGGAGTATACTTTATATTGCGATAGCGTTTCCCGAGGTATTCGAACTTAGGTTGTAGTTCAAAATGTTGAGGCTCATACTGTACTGGAATATTATGTTTTTTGAATTCGTTCCAAGTATAAGCTTCTAATGGACTTTTAAATTCATAGCCATCTTGAATCACATGTTTTAACCTAGTTCCTTTAGGAACCGCTTTGTTAGCCTTAACTTTCGACATTTTGTATCATAGTATCTTCATATCTACTTAACGTTTTGGTTAACCATTGTTTTACTTTATCAAAGCCGTTGTCTCTAACGGCATCTGATATATCTTTGGCTTTAAAGCTCTTATGGATGAAAAATGCATCATATCCATACTTCTTACTTAACTTACGAGCATTTGACATTCCTGTTGCATCTCGATCGTACAGTATCAGTATTTCAGACCACTTGGTACTCAAAGTAGCCAATATATCTTCAGGTATGAATGTTGTCTCACTTGCTGCAGCAATAGCATTAAATCCCATCTCATGTAGTACCATCACATCTTTAAGAGACTTTGTGATAATGAGAATACTCCCACCCTCCTTGGGCAATTCAGATAACCCCTGTACGTCCTCATTTGTCAGATTAGAACGCCATTTAGTATACTTAGAGGCTAAAGGTCTGTATATTTTAAATTTGTTACCAACCTTATACGCATACATAGGATTACATTCTTTGTAGATTCCACGGACGATTCTGTTACAAAGAAAATATTTAATGCTAAACACTTGATATAAGTTTAACGTAGACATAGATATCGAAAACTGTTTCCAGTAATCTCTATCTGTGCTAGTAAACGGTTGTCGAACTATTCCGAAATCCATATCATGGTACGTAGAGTAATCGTATGTGGAGATATGATAGGATTGAGAAGGATTTACCCTTCTTATTATGCGGAGTAGTTCTTTTTCAAGCTCTGGTCTTGTGTTGATGTTTCGATATCGCTTGATAAAATCAATAGTGTTACCACCATCACCAGTACCGTGATCTTTATACAACAACCCTCCAGTTCTGCTTCTAAATACAGCAAATGATGGGTTCTTGTCATCAGATCGAAGTGGACTATTCATTAGCTTGTTGATCTTAAAATCACCAAGATAATACGAGAAAATAGCATAATCATCCAACTTATCCAACAAGTCTTTTAAACTCATTGTTTTAGCTGTTCTTGTGCTATACATTTGACTTATAAGTTCTATGTTAGTCTCGTGGAGAGGAATCGAACCTCTCTTCCTTATTAAACACACAAACTAAGGAAACCATTCACGAGTTGTCGGATTGTTTAAAGCACAATCCGGTAAGCTTAGGGTTTAGGATTCATTCCACCACTGACCATTTTAGAATGGAAGGTCGTCAGCACCTTTCCCAGTATCCGGAGTACTCTTACCAGTAAGCGGGTCGTTAGAAGTCTCCTTGTCGGCAACAATTGTACGTTCAAAATTGTCACGATTAAACTTCTTTATCTGGGAATCTTTCTTATCCACAGTCATCGGCTCTACAAAGATACCGTTCTTTGAGACTGTTACATAATTGTTCTTATCGAACACGGCCTTGAGACGAAGCTCCTTTTGCGTAGCGATCATAGGATCAAGTTTATTCTTAACCCAAGTGATCATCTCCTTGAATGAGTTAAGCTCGACATCCTCGATTGTCGGATAGAAACAATTGATGATCTGAATCAAACGACCAAACTGACGATCATCAGCACGCTGAAGATCCTCATCGGTCTTTGTATACAAACCCTTCTTGTTCTGCCACTCACTCATACTAACTGTCTGACCATCTTTGTTCTCAAAGATAATCTCCAGGAAGTCTAGGCCTGTAGGAGATACATTTACGTTAACCTCCTTCAAATGCACATTCTCATTGATGCCAGCAGGCATATAGTTGCCATTACTCTCTGTATTCGTAATAACTGCGCTTTTCGTATTAAACATAATTTCTTGACTTTATAGTTCTTAATCGTTTTTGTACACTTTATCCCAATACGTGGTTATCGTACCATCATCATTACCTGTTGCAATAATAATGTCTTTTCCACGCAAATGGGGAGCTCGTGCTTCCTTTGTTGTACCATCACCTCCAACAAAACTGACATGTGTTTCGTTACCTTTACGATATACGAGTCCAACAGCATCAGATTCACCACAGATGATAGTTCCAAGTTTTCCCACTAAATCGAGGGCCATCTGGCTAAGTTCTTCACCATTTTGTTCAATCTGTATGTCTTTTACATGACCTACTAGAATGAATTCATCACACAATTCACGGAACATGTCAATAACTTTGCGGACGGCTTGGCGAATATATAAATACCCGGATCCGTTCGGAAGAGTTTTGACGTCTGTTCCTTCCCATTTCTTACCAAGTGGAGTTTTCTTGTATAACGTAGCGGCGTAACCTAGGCAGATTTCTTCTAAACGAGTGGCATTATCAATAGTGATATGTCTGTAGAAATTATGCCCCACTTCAGTGTTCTTAGCTCTAATGGCTTGAGCAATCTCTCCAAGATCATTAACACTTCTGGCCTGTACAGCCATAGCATCAATGAACGTACTTCCTCCCTCTAGATCGATTATTAGATTGTCATCTAATTGGGCAAGAGCGGACGTTTTTCCGCATTTAGGGCGCCCATAGAGAATCAAAAATTTGGGATTCGTGGATGTTGCTGGAACCTTACTTGTAGGTAGTGTTATCATGCTTCTTGAGTCTATTTTTATATATTAGAACTTGAAATTGATCACGAAATCAATTATCAACTTCTGTGTTGACGGCTTCAGCAACTTGAGAATGGCTGCAGAATCATCAAGACTCAAAAGAGTATCGTTGATCTGAACCTCATCGTCGCCGAAGATACGAATAATCGTACCGTCAGAAAGCTTAATCTTCGTATAATCACCGCAATAGTTGTTGGGGTGATAGTCGTTTGCAAGATAGTTGATTGCCTCCAACAAGCCAATCTCCTTGGTCGGCTTTGTTGTCTTCGCAGGCTTATTGTTGAACACAAAACTAAACAAACTCTTCTTCTTGGGCTTCTGCTGCTGCATAGAAGAGTTCTTTGCAATCACAGAAGACAAAATAAGAGAAGTGAGATCCTCAGAATAGTTGTCATACGTATTGTAATTGTTATTGGTGTTAGTCTTGTCAACGATAAAAGTATTCTTAATCATAATATTCAGCCTATAAAATGTGTTAAACGTCTTCTCAGATGCTTAGCACTCAATCAGATTGTTGAACTTAAGATCGTTCTCGAATTCGATGATGCACGGCTTACCTGCATCTCTATTTTTTAAGATATGCATGTAAACCTTATTCTCTGTTGGTAACTTCATGGGTCCGTACTCCCTTATTCCCAACAATTCCGGTCGATGCATTGCCAAGACATAATCACTGCCTTGGAATACAGCATCTGATGATGATAAATCACTTCTCATCGGGAAGTGTCCCGATGGGTTGTTAATCCTTTCTGGCTGTTCTATGTTTCTATTCATTTGCGTAAGAAGTATAACACTCGTAAGAGGTAACTTCTTAGCTTGTATGAAGACTTGAAGTAGGTTGCTTATTGTCTCCAATACTGAACCATCACGCATTGTTAGAAGTGCGTGATCGTACATTATAATGAAATGTTTTCCAGTATCTTTTACGTACTTTTCATAGAATGCCATAATTGTGTTCTTAACTTGCGTAGAAGTACCAGGATTATCTACAAAGTAGATTGGATACTTCTTTAGCTTGGAAGCTACTGATACGACACTAGCGAAGGTTTTGTCGTCCAGGTCCTTTTCAGAACTATACAGGTCAGAAGTCGTTCTCTTAAGCTTGTTTGAGAGCGTCCTTCCGACCTGCCTAAAGCCAACCATTTCTAACGAAAAATTAAGAATCACAATGTCTTCACTCGGATTAAGATCAATAATGTCCGTTGCGATAAGATTTGCAAGAGAGCTCTTACCTGTTCCTGAAATTCCAGTAAACGTATAAACAGTGTTTGGCTCTATACCTCCCATGCACTGAGAGTTGAGCTTATTCCATCTTGTTCTTAAAGACACAACACTGTGTTCCTTCCTACCACGTATATAGTCAATAGCTTCTTGAGCTACTATAGACATTGGTCGTATCTTAAGATTAGATGAGTTCTGTTCCATAACTTTGTTGTTTTGTTTCGTTCACTTGGTCTTGCATTTCTTCCTCAGATTCTTCCCACTGATGGTCAACTAACCATCGCCACATTGTCTTCATATACATCAACTTTCCTGTTCTACTCTTTTTATCGAGTTCGAACTTAAGACAGTCAATGAGATGTTGAGCCATTGCTGAGCTTTTTCCAACATTTGAATTAAACATGCGTCTACATTTGTTTACATTTGCTCTAAGATAGGTTTTTACACCATCTGGTCGCATAATATAGACGGGGTACATATCGTAAAACTGATCAAACCAATCCTTTTCAGGTTTTAAATAGTTTTTAAGCTGATCAGTCGCTTGATACGTAATTGAATTGCCTCTCTCTATCGAGGTTATAAGTCCCTGAGAAACTAAGTATGATATTTCATCGTCCGTAATTAGGCTGACAATTTTTTGGACGTCTTGATTATTTTTGTGATTGTCGTCTAATACCATACTTAGGAACACCAACTGGTTCATATTGAGTTGTTGCGGTAAATCCGCAAGTTTTGTATCTAATTCAATAATCATCTCTTATACTCAAAGGTTAACAAGTTGGTTACTAAAAGAGTTCTAACTGTCGACATTTCAGATCATTTATAATCTTACGAGCTTCTGATATATAATAGCTGTAGTTGATCTTTCTGTCTTCAATTGGTTTGGAATCTAACTTATTCAAGATTGTTATGCCGGATTTTGTTAGCATGTTCGAATAATGAGGACCATCATCCTCATATTTGACCTTAAACAAGTAGTGTCCATTTGTTGATGCATAGAAGCGGTTGATTCGCTGAATATACTTATCTGCGTATTCAACCTTGAACTTCTTATCAACGCGTTGTGTCATTAAAAAATCATCAATGTTATTAGCACTTTTGATAAACTCTGACACATCTTGTTTTGTAAGGAAATAGTTAATCACAGCTTTAGGTATGATCAATGGTGCAAGACCTTTACCTAGTTTGGCATCTGTGATAAACATTCCTTTTTTCTCTATCAATTTTGGATTCTTGGATTGAGAATATCCTTTAACGACACCGAAATAATCGTTAACAGCGTACTGATAAAACGCTTCGTAGTCATCAGTTTCGAAACCTAAACGTGTAAGTTGCTCTACTTCATGGATTGCTGATTGGACACCACTCCTATCTGCTTCCTTAGCAACATACATGACACCATCTGTATTGACCTGTACAATCCTACAGCCCAACTGGAGTAATCTATCTACAAGCATAAGAAGTACCAATTGTCCATTGATACGAATCTTAAACACTGAAAATGGATCATACATCCATGAGGTTTCTTGCTGCATTTTCCCTGTTACTGAGTTCAGTACAAGCTTTAGAGCTGTCGACTTGACTGATTCTCCACTACGTTTGGCAGCTATACGTTCATGATATACATGCTTATACAGTTCCCAAAATTCTTTTCCTAAGTGACGGGGTACCCACTCGTATTGTACAATAAAAGATGGGTACATTGAGGTGACATCTGCATGCCCTATGTACTCACCTTCACTTGGAACGAAGATCTCTGGTTTGTTTAAGGAATGAATTCCTCCAACTCCCACAGAGTAGCGCGTTTTCGAGATAACAAAACACTTCTCGTATGCTTTTTGGCCTTTTGGAATAAGCTCTTTTCTGGTAGGAACGACTTGTCGTTTCATATCTTCCAAAACACCTTGTAATATCGGATTTTTATATGTAATGAACGGTAAGATAACGTCTTTCAGAGGTACGTAATCCATTGGAGATCTTTGTTCACTGACTATACTCTCCCTTTGGTGTGTACGTTTACAATACTCCTTAAGAAGCATCGTTTCTCCGAATTTGACACTGTCCATGGATAATGCGTTGATATTATACTCATCTTCCATGAATAACCGTACATCGATCTCTCCTTTCTTTTGTAACGTATTCAGCAACTGTTCAGTTGAATCTACGTCGTTGATGTTATACGCTATCATTTTGTCAATCTGGTTAAGTGGAAGAAATTCATTGAAATCTCCATCGTACTCTTGGACATTATGATAGAACATCGTTATTTGCATTTCTTTCAAACCTACACGTAACTTACTACTAAATAGCATAGTTAGTAAATCCATAGATTCGAAATAATTTGCGAACATCCATCGTCTAAATGCTTTAGTATCCCCATCTTTGGATAATACAACTGTTTGAGACAGCTTGTAGATACTATCCGTACATCTCCATATAGGAGATTTGGATAATGGTTCTCGATACATGATAATATAGTTGATTACAACATCATCGTAGCGTTTATTGTTGTATCCACAAAAGAGATAATCTCTATTGAAGAACTCAACCAAACTATCAATATCAATTCTACGTTGCGAAATCTCGAACTTGTTATACTCTCCAGTTTCAGTGTTTTTGCAAGTGCAATGAAACACATTCGGAAACACCTCAATATCGTAGACGATAACTGGTTTGTTATGTATTACCATGGTTCTAAGACTCGTTTGGTTATAGAGGGCAGTTGGGAGTCGAACCCTTTCTCGAATCTCCGAGACCACTCTGCCCTGCAACTTAAACTATAGCGAGTTGCCAACTGCAGCCTACGTTCTGCACCATTGCTTGAATCATCAGGGGCTCTGGCTTTACGATCCATACGTCTATGGCAGTGTTGGTCACGAACAATCATATTTATCAATACATGAAGGCTAAATACTTTAAAGTAAGCTTGCCACGACTTACTGCTTATATTCAAAGCACATATTTCAGCTGTTCGTGTTGTGTGGGCCATACAGGGCTTGAACCTGTGATCTTCTGATTATGAGTCAGCTGCTTTAACCACTAAGCTAAAAGCCCGGGTCTCATACTATCTTCACAGACCGTATGAGAAATAAATGAAAAAAAACTACATATTGTAACTAATGGAAAAACAAAATAACACGTAGCGCGAGTGGGGTTCGAACCCACACGACCATTACTGGCCAATGGATCTTAAATCCATCGTGTCTACCATTTTCACCATCACGCCATATAGAGCCTCTTGTCGGATTCGAACCAACGACCCCTGGAGTACAAAGCCAGTGCTCTACCAACTGAGCTAAAGAGGCAAATACACCAACCGCTGTTGGTGCTAAAACATAGCTGTTTCACAGCAACTATGTTTTTGTGGTATCATCAAATCATTGCAGAACCTTAATTTAAAGTAAAAAATGCTAATAAAAAGACAATTAACCAAAGCGACTCCTACAGGACTCGAACCTGTGATCTTGACATTAACTATGCCCTGCTCTAACCTCTGAGCTACGGAGTCAAGATACTCATATGTTCACACACCTGAGTATTTTCGTCACACGCTTGTGACACAGACTTGTTTATGAGAAATTCCGATAACTAAAAACTTAAAATCAATCAATATGCATTGTGCGAATGACAGGATTCGAACCTGCACGCTATTTAGCATAACATCCTAAGTGTTACGTGTCTACCGTTCCACCACATTCGCAAAAAGACCTATTCAACACTGTTATAGTGCCAAATAGGTCTCACGTTAGGCAGCAATCTGATGAATCATGTCCATCGTCAATGTACGACCTAACGTCTGAGTTCGATTCTGTATGTACCCGCATACAACGTTTTTGTTCATGGAATATGACAGAAGATCTTTTGCTCCTGTACGAACTAACGAGTTGTTTGCATAGTCGTCATTGTTTATACGACCAATATTGTTATGCGGATCACTAATCCAACTCACAATCTCATTCTTGTACGTGCCATCATAGTTCTTGACTCGTGCGATACACGGTACAGATGATTTGTCATACTTTTCTTTCACAAGATTACGTATGTAGTTACGTGCGTCACTCTCTCGATTCTTCCATGCTGCTGTTAGCATCTCAGGGAAGAGGTCTTGTTTCAGCATCGTATCCGTAGGACGTGGGTGCTTACGCTCCCAACGCTCCATCTTATGTTTCTCAAGAAGTTTCGTATAATCACGATAATACTCATATCGCCAATAAATACGCTTATTCTCCAACAATCCTATATCAGAGATATCACGATATTTGATATCCCAACCATAGTCCTCAACCTTCTTAGTGTGCGGAAAACGCCTATAAACGGCCGTATGGATCGTTTTAATGGGCTGACGTCCACTTGTAAGGTACGTGGGATAATTTGGCTTCTCAGGCACATTCCAGGGCTTGTACGGGGCTCCTGGAGTAGGTTTCATGTTACACAGATTCATCGCCTTATCGATGATTGTATATACGTCCCTACTGTTGTTGATAGTCATAAGGTTCATACCGTACATCATGCCAAGCTCTTTCAAAGAGAATTTGTGCAAGTTGTTAACGAACGATTGACCTCTTTTGGTTTCCAAAAAACACATTATTTTCCACAACAATGCACTCTTTGCATGACTAATCTTCCAAAACTTCTTAAACTGCTTGTCAATATTATATGTATTCATTTTGATAATGTCTTTAGTGTGTGATACATTCGATTTAAGGCCTCATACAGGCCTTCTAAGCGCATCTAACACGTCTCATGGTTAGTTGTTAAGCCGTGCTGATTAAACGCTCTCTGTGAGCTTTTTCTGCATCGATCAGAATCCCTTCTGGGCAGTCCAAAACACTAAGCTCTATCTTGTTTTATGCCGCAAGAACGGCATCGAGACTGTTGTCAATTATCTCAATCTGCGTCTCGTCGTTATACTTGGCAATTGCACTCTTGCAAGATGCCACCATCAACTCAAGCTTGTTGATGATAGATGAAATCTTCTCATGGGTAAACACCTCGTTATAACCGAGTGCCTTCTTACCCTTTTGAGCCTTCAACTGAGGTGCAAGACAGCGTTTACGAATCTCATTAAGCTTCGTAATCTGCTCCTGACACTCCTGAAGACGGAAAATGTTATAGTAATGAGACTTCATAAACTCAGAACTACTAAAACTAAGCTTGTCGTTGTTAAGATTATTGAGCAAACCTTTAATTAGGATTCGATGCTCAATCTTCTGCGTAATCTGGTTATATAGCTCCAGAAGATTGTGTGTACGAAACTTCAGAGCGTTATTACGCAATGTGTTCTCGGCCTTGATAAAAGACCAATAGGTGGCAATCTCACTATCGAGACGCTTACGAGTGCTGATAATATCATTGGCATTCAACTTCTTATTCTTCTTCATATTTGATATCTTTAAAGTAAAACATAGTTGAATTCGAGTGCCTCGTAAGTTACCTAGTTATCCCGCATGGGTTCGAACCATGAATGACAGAACCAAAATCTGTTGTGTTTCCATTTACACCACGGGACAATGTGAACTGCGTAAGCTTGACTTGTAAGATACGCATTGATCTTACAAAGGCGTATGACTACAGCATACGGAGCGCAAACGCAGTTCTTTAGGGGTGATTGTTGTTGTTTGGAGTTAGCTCTTAGTTCATTGAACATACAAACTTTACTCTTAAGATACGTATTGATCTTAAGATGGCATATGACTACAGCATATGGAACATAAGTTGTTCATAGAACATTTTGGCTTATAATGTAGGAAGTCTATTGGTTTAATAATACGATATGTTACGAGCTCACATAAAGGTATGTTACAGATACGCATTGATCTGCAACTACAGATGACTGTAGCATCTGGTTAGCCCAAGTTAATCGTCCACATGCCGTACCTTATATCCAGTAGGTTCCATGTAAAGTGTCACGAGAATGTCGCCTCGGGAGTCGTATACAGGTAGATCGGCTCCTCCAGTGAATTTTAGTTTGCTAAGAATATCCTCAGCAGACTCACGCCGTAAGGGAGTCCCCTTAGACGCCATGGGGCTAGATTCGATTGCGAAGCGCAGTGTATCGAACAAACGATCCACCACGATATTCACATCTTTCGTAGCTATCATCGCAGTAAGAATGTCTTTATTCAAACCACGCATGATTGTCTTTTGGGTATCGGAGCCCTCTGCACCAGCCATCTGGGCAATAGCCTCGTATACTCGCATACAGAACGTCTCAAATGAGATCTCCTTACTAAGGTTAAACAGATTGTTCCACCACTCATAAGAAGTCTCACCGAGATAAATTGATCCGTCATTTCGGATCCGTGTAAGCTTATAGGTCTTACCCTTCTTTACATCAGAATACACAGTCTCACTGATCTGAGGAGTGAGAAGCATCTCCTGAATATGAAGCTTACTGTTTTCGGTTATACAATTGGATGTTACACTCATAGTTACTCGACGCTAATGGATCCAACGATCGATGCGGATGTCACGGTCTTGCTACTGTCCCGTAACTCCTTCTTGTACTCCATGGCACGCTTGTTGTTGTTCTCGATCGTCTGAACAATATTGTTCTTAGCCTTGGTGAGCTGCTGAATGAGACTGTCGATTCGTGCCATCTCATTCTGGTTGTAGCGATTTACGATATCCACCACACCATCGGGATCGGCAAAGATGAGGTCCCGTCGCTGAGACTCGATAGCCTCGCCAATACTCTCCTCGGAAGCCTCCGTGAACGGTCGGTTACGATTGCCCACGGGGCATACTGCACTCATGTCCTCACCACGAGAGTTCTTGTCACCCTCGTTGATAAAGACGCACGGCGTTCCGTCACCTGCGTTCTTGAACTCGATACGATGAATATCGAAGCCCTGAATTGCGTACCGGTTGATGCCTCGGTTGAGACACAACTCCTTGTTACCCGTGTTACGAATCTGTGCGATGAGATTACCATACTCATCGTCAATTGCGTGCTTGTTAAGGCGGAAGAACCGTCCACCAAGCGTTCCACCAATGTTACTCAACTCCATACGATTACCCCGCAGAACTGCTGCGTCAATTTTTACTCTATTCTCCATGTTCGTATCCTCTTTGAGATCGTCAGTGATTGACCAACGATACGAATTATACAATGTTATTTATCTCTGAAATGGTTTATTTGTTTTAAGTCATACGTTCAAAGGATGCACACATGGTGTGCCGCTTTTATCTTCTATAGCCTACACCTTTATATTCCTTTAAGAAGCTCAATCAGTGTATTTGGGAATCCAACGGTAGGATTAGCTAAGCCCTTACTCTATAGTCACCGTCAGGAAAGCTTTGAATGATCCTTGACACTTCTGTGTATACGTATAACTCTTGAAGGTCTGGTTCAGGGACTCTTCTAGACCTCCAATAGTTTTTGTATTTCTGATTCTTACTAACAACCAAATCGTCTCGACTAATGCTCATAGTATAAATACGTTGACAAAATTTCGATTCAATCTGGCTTAACCAACGAAAATTGAAAGATCGGATATATTTTGTGTTTCCATCCGAGTTGCTTGCATAAAAGGCTAAAAGCAACAAAAGCCTATGTTTCCTCAAGATGATTATAGTAGAGACATAAATCATCCGTCTTACTCGAAAACCTACTCTGCTCTCTTCCAGTAGAGAGTACGCGAGGAGTGCGTTTCATTATCGAACATACTAAGCGTATCTACGGCTTTTTTGCCCTGACTTTGCTGTCAGTTCTTCTTTTTCATGAAATATTACTTGGGACTTCAACCCTATCGCTATTACTAATTATCACCCACTTCTTGCTTATCACAACATCCCGAGACAGGGGAGTGTGATTATGGCCGCGTTACTGAACCAAACCTGCATACGCTTTTGCACTGCGTCTCATGGGCTACGAAGCTGCCTACTAGATTCACGATATATGTTCTATAGACTCGATACACACATATTTGCTGTATGCGCTTTACCTATCTATTCGACATAGTGTATTCCATTAGTAACTTTCCGGGAGGTACAGGCAGTGTCTATCTTACAATGATAGCTTATCCGTTCTCGTTCACATACTTACAACGTATGATATAGTGAGCGTTACTTCCATCCGGAGGACATACTGTTAAACATGTTAATTAACTCTATAAATGCGTCTACGACTGTCGGTTGATTTCGTGTCAAGGAGACTGATATGATAAGTTAAAAGCATTCTGCTACGACTTGTAGGCGTTTATTCTACATTTTTACTGGCTCCAAACCATTCGTATCATAGTCTTAAAAAGTACCATATATACTTAACACTACTAAAACTTATTCGTATTAACAACTGACGGAGGTCCTTCCAACTTGGCATGTTGGTTTTCGAATCGATCAGTTCTTCTGTTTTTTATTTGCCACATTACCCTGTGACTTAGGCTGACTATCCGGCGTCACCCCATTCGCTTTCGCTTGAATACAACATTGCTTGCTAAGGGCTAGTTGTAAACTTAACATCAGACTTATGAACCCGGTCTCGTGTCGGGTAAGGCTTTCACTCCTACTACTCTCCTGCATCGAGAGTCTGGTCATTTTACTTTTATATACCGCATAAACGACCAAAGCCTGGCGGTCTCACTCTGTACTATTGCACCCCATCCCCGGTCTCCCATTCAACTGAGATCACTGGAATCGAACCAGTGGGACTTCCGTACGGCTATCCTAATGGTCACCCTATGAGTAGTACTCTCATAGTCTTCGTGAAATTCTTCGTTCCTCAATGCACGCTTTGGAGGCGTGTGACACTAAACTAAGCTATTGATACTTACATACAGGTTGGAATTGTATGTATGTCAACTCGTGTACGTTAATGCACAACTTAGTATCATTGTTGTACTTATCGATACGGTTCGTTTTGCTCTTCTTGAGACTTATGCGTCTTTTCATATACACACATCGCCAGACGGTTCTCATGTATGTACAGAGTAGGGTTGATACAACGCTGACCCTACTTACTATGAGTTTTTCACATTCATAGCATTTCATCCTACCTTTTGAGTTTCTCACCCTTTGAGAGGGCTAACATATTCTCGGATCAAGTTCGTTGGTTGTCGTTTAACGGTAGTGATTATCCTCGACCGTGTCTAAATTCATCGGATTCAGTGACAAGCTGTGGTCTTACCGATATAGTACCTATGCTAATGAGACATAACTAAAATGTACTGACCGAAGGAGACCTCGTCAATCCCTCGCTAAGCTTTTTACGTTTTTCGACCCTAAGCACGTCAATTCAGATATGCTCATAGTACTGTCCGCCAGTACTGAATCGAGGGAGAGCTTTGCACGATCCCGTGGTGTTGCTATGAACAGATAAGACTTGTTGCGAGTACGATACTTAATCTGTTTGCGTTTGGGTGCCACAACCGTCACGCTCATTGGTATTGAACTTTGCTTTGATTCAACATATACTGTATCACGTACAGTATCTCGCTGTTGAGTCAAGGCGTTAGTACGCAAATGGTTTATGTCAAAACCAGGTGCATGTGGCTGACTTGCAGACACTGTCTGAGTTGGGCCACTGATCGTCAAGTTACTGCGCATACCCTTGATTCCTAAGAATAAGAATATTATGCAGAACGACAAAACTGATATCTTACCCATAGCTTTGATAGCTTTTGAAAACAACTCTTTGAAAGCGGCTGCCATCTTCGTTGCGCATGTACTTATTTTTTGCGCGAAAGACCGAGCTTCTTCGCAGCCTTCTTCATCTTGTGCGACATCTTCAGAGTCATTTTTTTTTCTTCCTTAGATGGTTCCTCTGCAGGCGTCTCCTCAGTAGTCTCGTCAGACTCTTTGGAATCCTGTGAAGACTCGTCAGCCTTCTCAGGATTGTTTGCCTCAGAAGTCTCCTTAGACTCCTCAGAAGACTCGTCAGTCTTCTCAGTAGTCTCAGCAGGCTTCTCCTCCTCCTTCGGAGCCTCAATGAGCTCCTGGTCGAGATTTGCGATGTTGAAGTTGCTAAGCGGACTCATCGGATCTCGGAAGAGATTCGTGATGATTCCGGCAAGTTGCTTTACGTTGTCCGCAAGGTTGGTGTAACGCTTGCGGAGGTCAGTGCCTGGATAGTAGCACTTAGCGATGATTCCGAACGCCTCTTGAGCGTGCTTAACAACGATTGCATCATCGCTCTTGAGGTTATCAAGAACGTTGTCAGCAAAGTCGCTGTTCGGGTTATCGAGCATTGAGATAACGTCCTCAATGGCCTTGATGTCAGCATTGACACAATCGATGGCCTCCTTGTTGCGCTTCTTGTCTGCGCTAAGGACCTCGATGTTCTTCTTCTTCTCAGAGATACGAGCATTAGCTGCCCAATTGACAACTGCATAGCAGATGTCGGCAATCTCCTGCTCGTCACATGTCGTCTTTCCGGTCACCTTGTCACGCGCCGTATTACGCATAATACAGAATGCGGGAACAATACTATTGTGAGCCATCGTAAGACGCAGCAGATAACCACCAACACCCTTCAGAACGAAAGGACATGCGTTAGTGAAATTTGCAATGTCGAGGATGATATCCTTGACAGTACGTGCATTGATGCGGTCCTTCTCGGCCTGATCATCCTTAGCTTGGATGAGAAGCCATGAACGATAGAAGTTCACAGCGGCCTTGATATTGCTGTAGACAGCACCCTTGTTCGTAAGAAGATACTGGACGGTCTTAAAGACCTCAGTCTTGTTGTGAATCTTCGTGGGGTCGAGCTCAATCTCTTCCTGCTGGAGCTTGTTCTCGGCCTTCATCTGGTCCTTCACGGGCTTAGGAATCTGAACATCCTTAGACGTGACGGTCGTAGTACCGTCAGATGAAGACGGCAAGGCGAGAATCTTGTCTGCCTTGATGCCGAGCTCCTTAAGAGCACTTGCCATCTCAGGCAGCACTGCGGTACGCAGCTTTCCTGCGAACGGGGTCTTAGAGAATGTCATCTCATTAGCCCATGCTGCGGCAATGGCAATCATGTTGACATGATTCATGTTGTCAACAACACCCTGCGAAATGTCGAACTTCTGAATAAGATCAGGAGAGTTCTTGAAGTATTCGTGCGTCATCCTGATCAGGTCCACCTGATGATTAGGATCGAGGCCGTTCGCCTGTACATCAGTACTTGGCATGAGCGGCAAATCGAGCTGTGGTGGGGCCATAGGAATCTTCACTTCGGGCTCAGGTGTGGGCGTCTGCTCAACCTTCTGCTCGTCGTTCTCAACTTGAGCCTCAGGGCTCGTCTTAACCTCATTCTCCTCCGGCTTGGTGTTAACTACGGGAGGTGTTACAACTTTGTTGTTCTTCTTGTTCTTCTTGCTCATTTTGATAATGATTTAAACTGTTAAACTTAATTTAATGAATGAACTTATCATCTATCCTCACGGAAGACTCTAGGTTCATGATGTGTCAAAGTACTTAAACACTAATCCTGGGTTTAAGAGATTGACGAAATTCCCCCTGACAGTAATGTCAGAGCTACTTGCAGCATGAGATACTGGAATGATGTCGTAGTGATAAGATTGCTTCTGACTCATCGAAGGCTGCTCAAAGAGAGCAATGTACACTGGGGCAATGTCTGCAACAATGGCTGACTTTTGCACCCCAGCGTTCATCGACGTGAAAGCTTTCTTCTCAACATCACCAGTCCCCTTAACCTTCTCACACGAAGAGAAGATAGCTGCACCAATGGCACCAATACCGAAACAGGTAATGAGCAGCCAAAAGAGCTTTGCTGAACGCTTTGATCGACCAATGGCGAAAGCGAGAAGCACAGCTACGATGCAATAAATAAGTAGACTCATTTTGTTAATGTTTAAAAAGTTTACGTAATTCCTTACGTGTCCTAAATAGGACTGATTTTACAGTACCTAGGGGCACGAATAAGGCTTTGGAAATCTCATCGACTGTGTAACTATTACAATAATATAGCTCGTTTATACGACCTTGAGGATGTGGTAGGGTTTTAAAGTAGTCCACAGATTCCTGATAAATCAACCGATTGATCAGATCGGTTTCATTAACTTCTTTCTGTTTCGGTACAACCCAGTCCTTTTCAACATCTTCTGTAAATCGGTGTTTCGAACGTAATCGTAAATAATCCACAGCAACTCGATTTGAGATAACTCTCAACCATCCACCAAATGATTTATATTCAGTGAAGCTTGGGAGTTTCTGGTAGACCTTAAGAAATACAACATTTGTTAAATCACGTGCCTCGTCCATGTCTTTTACATATTCGTAAAGCACATGATCTACAAAATGTTTATATCTCTTGAATAGAGCAGTGAAGGAATTCGGTTTTCCTTCTTTCGCGTTCTTAACCAGAGTTATTTCTTCTGGAGTAATGTCTGGTAAGTTCATACACAATCTGCACTTTTGTGTGCATTGTAAACAGGAGGGCCTCAATCTGCCTACTCCCTCCTGTCTTCAGGGTTAGAATGGAAGTTCTTCATTCTCTATTCTGTAGAATTCACTCCATATGTTTCTAGTCATATTCGTATGAATTAAGAGCTTTTCTTCTTTAGTTAAATCAAGCTTATTCAGCTTAGATGTTGCTATACGAAGTAACACTCCTATTGTGAGATAGCTGGCTCTTCCAAGCTCACACAGGATATTCCTGAGTAACCATTGGTTGAAGTCCCATGTCTCTGTAAACATATGATTAGTAATAAAGGTTGGTGGATACGGTCCGAACGTCTCATTTCGATTTATCGTCACTAAATGAGAATGTTGCTTTACATACGACAAGAGTAGTTCGTAACGATCTCGTAATGAGTTGTTCTTATCCTTGATAGTAAAGATATGATCTATTAACATAGAGCTTGCCTATCAAATCCGTTTATTAAATCACAGATGGTATCCACCGAAACCTTAAATTCTTGTACAAGAGCTCGAATAATCTTGGTACTAGACACTCCTTGCTGAGTGAGCAAGTAGTACTGTTCCTTGATATCGGTCTCCCTATCCATTGGGAGTTCAAGCTTTCCTGTTGTATGGAATTCGTTCTTTGCAAAAACAGAATAGTTCATGCCACGCATAGGTGTAAAGGTCCACATCTCAGGGAACAGCTCAATATTAGCCAGTATCTCTTTTGATGCTTCTCTTAATTTGCGCTTCTTGAGGAAATACCCCAAGTCAAAACCTCCGTCTAATTGTAACGTAGGAAACAGACCTTTCACCACGATTATGATGAGGTCCGTGTCGCGTTGACACATATATGTGCCTGCGCTCAATGGGAATTGATTACGTACCATGTTTTATGTGCTTTAGAATTATTTTTACTATATCTTGAGTTAACTTGTATTTCGACTCCAGTTCTTTGATAGTGTCTTCTTCTGATTTGTATAGCACATTATGATTTATATCATATATGTTTTTGAAAACAGGATACATTCTTTGTAGATATTGTACCCATTTATCAGCTATTTTGAATCTTTCGAAGACATCTTTATCTAAATCTGGAAAATTAATACTTGTCCAAAACGTATGAAAAAACATTCTTTTCGGTATGTTGTGAATACTGTATCCATGTTGTTTAAGTATGTTTGCATGTTTCCATGACCATACTCTCACGTCTTCAGCAGTCACAGCCTGTTTTAAACCAAGAGCTTGCTTTATAGCAAGACTTCTTTGTTCTACAGGCACATGTTTTACAAACTTGTTATATATGTGCTCAATATAATTATTTTTGCACTTACAAATTTGTAAAGCAATATCAACATGTACAGGTAATCTGTCACGTATCATTCCTCGGAAACCTTTTGATGAGTGTTTCATATTGATTCTGTTTTAGTTGGGCGTGGGGGATCGAACCCCATACAGTCCTATTACTCGCCCATGACACTTTGGTAGTCGAACCTGATTAGCACTTACGCTACGTGAGTGTAATCTACGATATTATAATCGCCAGTTGATGTTTAATGCGCAGTTAACGGATTTACTTCCTCATACAATCAAAACCAGTTAGGCCCATAAAATGAGTAACTATTCTCACGAACCGTTACCCTGTGAACTACGATAATAAACAATTAAAAAACATTAATTAAAAAACTTATGGAATTCGTGGACCTAGTGGGATTCGAACCCACGTCTTGTATGATTAACTCATCCCCACACATAGTTCCATAGAGAATGGCCAAACTCCCTATGGATGCAGTACGCTACGAAATACTGCGATAGTTAGAGATTCCAAAACTGATTCAGGATTCTGTTTGGGCCAACTATATTTTCTTTGATAAAACACACTTCAAGCCAACGGCGTGCTCCGCCAAGTTGTCTTAAAGACTTATAGTTCTTGCATGTTCGATCATTTGATACGACAGTAGTTTATCCACCCCTGTTAGAGTGTTTTCGTCCCACATTGGCTCATGGCTCTGTGTGATAAGTCAATTCTTATGCTTTTAAAAATATTTTTACGGCTTCAGCAATCATGATCCATCTGCGGTCATATTGAGGAATACATCGGGTTTGTTATATTCAAAAGCGCTCATGGCTCTTAGGCTCTTGAGTTGGACTTTGTAGTTCTATTTACAGATACTATCTGATGATAGATTACCACTTGTAGTACTCGCCAAACGCGAGGCGCACCTTGTTCATCTCCTTGTCGAACTGGTCATCGCACTTGCGACGGAGCTCGTAGATGTCGTCGTTGATCTTGCCCTCCCAGACATCGTAGTCGGTGATGTCGATACACGGCTCGAACTTGTCACCAAGCTTGACCTTCTTGTCCTCAAGCTTGTTGTCCTTGCCAGGCATCTTGAGAGTCATCTCATCGCCCTTGACCTTGTGATGATCAAGGAACTCACGTGTGACCTCGAAGCCCATCAAGAACTTCACAAAGTCTGAACGACGGACCAACTCCTCCTTGGTGATCTCCATCTCGCGCTTGCGACGACGAACATCGATGAGGGTCTTTGCCTCCTTGAATGAAGCACGCGAGAAGCGCGTCTTCTTCATCGTCTTGATGCGCTCATCCTGCTCGTTCTTGAGCTCTTCCTGGATCTTTGTAGCCATCTCAGAGTTACCGAGGTTCTTGGCGTTGATCACGTCCATCACGTTGTCGCTGGTCATTACTACTGGGGTTGTTGCCTTTGCAGGCTTTACACTGTTCTTGTTTGCCATTTTTGATAAATGTTTAAAAGTTAACTAATGCACATATTTGTCTAAATCTTCATCAAACACTGTGCTATGTCTGAAGGATCTGTTGTACGGCGTCATTTGTTTATGACGTTTTGCCTTCACAGGCTGACTGTCTTTACGATAGTCCTTGTACGATCTACTCATACTAACGAAGCTGGTGTATCTTTGCCAGATCACGGATGATGTTGATAACCTCTTTCGTGATGTTGTACTTCTCACGAAGTTCAAGAGGTATCTTGATAAACACGTTGTCTCTGCTGAGCACTATGAACGCGTTGCGAAGCGCTTTTGACGCATCTGCATCGCTATTCAGGTGTCTCACGAGTGCTACGTTAAGTGCTAGTGTGATTACCGCAGCATTGCCAGTCTTGAGTTTGTCCTCAAAAACACTGCCAATAATCTTTGCGGCCGCCTCTTCAGGTGATACCACCATTGCGGGCTGACCATCTTGGCCGTTGTCATTAGCAACGTGCTTAGCAATAATCTTCGTGATGTCGTCTTTGTTGAGAACGGCTACAGTCGGATAATTCACGATCCCATCAGCACAAAGACTAACGAATGCTTTGACAATCCTGTTCTGATCTTCAATACTCGGCATCTTGCCATTGTACTCCACAACGACAATATACTTTGCCGGTTTGCGGAGGAACTCTACTCTTTTACTCATAGCGAGAAGTGTTTATAAGTTGGACTTTGACACCATCAATGATAGTGTCTTTTGTATCACACACTATAGAATCTATCGTGTGTTTCCTTCGCAAGGCTGAATAAACATCCTCACGATCGAGAAACTCTCGTACAATATCCTTTTTAGTGAATGATTCGTTCTTTGACGAAACAACAGTTGCAACATTGTACAAGTCTTCAGGCGACATTGCCTTAAAGATGATACTATCGCAATAATTGTCGTTGACCTCGTCGTTGACCCAACTCAAGAAGTCCGTTACTCTGGACCACTGTTCAGCCGGTTTTGAAACCACTGTTGTGGTATCAACCGGTGTTACGTCGGGCTTATGCTCGCATGATGACGTTGACAACGCCATACTTACGACCACAGCCCACACTACCGCTACAATGAGCGATGCTTTGATGAAATGTTTCATTTTGATAATGAATTAAATTAAACATATATGTTCGTTCACTCTGTATTTATAGAGGCTTGTGACTCTCATCTTTCGATGGCTACGTTAAACGAAATCCCCCATAGAGTGGGAAAGCTCTATGAGGGATAATGTTAATCAGTTAGGAACTAAATTGGTTTAAGACGTAGATCTCCAAACATATTTGTTAGTTCTCTAAGTCTATTTTTGGTTACTTTACGTACATACAGTCTGTATTTGGGTTGTCCAGCCACAATGACCCTTTTGTACGCATGTACTTCAAGAAGTTCTGACCTGCCATGATTGTATGGAACTATTAGTTTCAACAACATGGTTTTATCTTCTACGAAGTCTTTTTGTAACCACTCACGCATACTTTTCACAGGATTTACATGAATCTCAATCTCTTGAGATCCAATATGCTCAGCAACGGCTTTGTTTGCTGCTGCATATGTGATCAGACTTACGCTTAAATAATGTACTCGCATATTATTGGATCGTGTATAAATGCCCGTTAATCTTTGAACCTGTTTTCTTTGTATATTCCTCAATCTGCTTTTTCAACAACACAGCTTGTACAACTGTTAGTTTACTTGCGATTAGGATAGAGCTACCACCTATTCGTAAGAATAGTTTTGATGTTGGGTTACCCTGCTTGTCCGTCTTAGCTATTTTCATTGCATTTGACTCATTATTGCGTCTAGTTCTTGATTTGCCTCTACGCAATCACACATGATACTTTGTAATAATGACATTAACTGTTCAATATCACTCGATATGTTAGTAATCTCCTCAACTGAAAGTTCTTTATCAGGCAGTGGAATCTCAAGATGAAATTCAATGTCTGTTATCCAGAAACGAATACCTTCACGTTTCATGAATATGCTCATGAAGTAGCAAAGATTTTGTTTTCTGTATTCTTCGTGAATCAGATTTAAATTGTGTACTATTTTACAGTACAGTTTATCCTGATGGATAACGGTTTCCGGATTGTAGTTTATAGAACTCTCATACAGTTCTTGATCTTTTTCATCACTCATGACACTTGGTTTTATTGTAATCACTTATGATGTTGCTTATGCGATTGAATTTCGCATACACATCGATCAACAACTTAGCCAGCACAGTGCACATCTCCTTGTCATTGATCACATGCTGCATTTTCTGACGCGTGTGATAACTTACTTCAATGACAATTTGATTGTTGTCTGCACCCTTAATCTCGATGTTCGTGTTTTTTACGAGTACATAGTTGATTGCACCGATTACAGGTCTCAGCAAACCTGGATCCTTGATGTCTTTGTCTCTTGTGACATTGACCATCTTCTTCACATCGATAAGCGTCTCGTTCATCGCACAACCCTCCCTGATTCTGCTACGAGGCACAGATTCTGTCCTCTGTAGATGTTCATCACTATGACAATATCCTCCTTGTCAAAAGGAGTCTTGTCAAGACCAGCTTCTACGATGAAGCCTTCGTTCACACCACAGATGTTGTCGTTCTTGTCTGCGATGAATGACACATCTATCTCATCACCAAAGGGAGTTTCGTAACGTAACAGAGGTGCAATAAAACCACTGACCTCTGTGGCACCAAACTTATGGCCAAAGAACTCACGTAGTTGGTGTTTATTCATTACGCCATGATTTCCGTTACGATGACATGCAACTTTACGATTACGCTTGTTGCTCTTACGACGCTTGCCATACGTCTTCTTTTTGCTTTCGATTTCCATGTTTTATTGATTAAAACTTGTTAGTATGAAGTGACTGGGGTTATTCCACAAGATTTCGATATCTTGTTGAAAGCTTCGCAATACTTATTGTATGCGATACCTTTTCTACGTTTCATCTCATCAGGTCCGTTATAGTACGGATCGAAGTTGTCGTAGAACTGAGTTTCACTGAGAAGATTCTCCGTTGCTGCTACATACTGTTTGTATGCATCAAGAGTGTCTTTGTACTGACTCTTGTAGTAACGGCTCATCTCTGCGATTTCCCGGTTCATATCATCAGTCATGTTCATTTGTCCAGCAGAACAGCCAATAAATACACTGATTATGGCTGTTACGATTACTATAACCTCTTTGTTCATTGTTTTGAGTGTTTAAATGTTGTGCAGTCCTATTTAGAACGCCGGACTGCTTGGCGTATACATCATTATCGTTTCCTTTTAACAATGTATTTGGTTTTGTATCGTATCAAACCAACAATGATGCCGTTCTTAAGACGGATAGCTAATGATGGTTCAATTTGATTCTGTTTACATGCGTTGATGTACGAGAGAACAGTCTTAGAAACAGGGATTAGTTCTGAGATATTCTCTTGCTTATCGTTGTAAACTGCGTAGTAACGAACTGCACCTTTGTCTGATGTTTGAGATACAATTCGTTCGATATTCTGATACTTCACGATAGCTGTGTCATATTGTGCTGTTTGAGCACATGCACGAGTCACGAAAAGCATGAATATGAATAATAGGATCAAGAGTCCTATTTTATGACCAGGATCTAACCGATCATGATCATCTTTTTTCGGTTTCGGTTCCATTTTGAGATTACTTGTTAGGTTGAATATTTGTTTATCCGTAAGTCCAAAGTCATATGAGGCTTCTTTGCTCGAAATAAACATTTTTTCTGCAGCCATAGTCTCATGATCATCTGATATGAAGAATTTTGTTCCTTTTGGAATAAATGCTTTTACTGGTACCAGATTGAACATGTCTATTTGATACTTATCGAATGGAGAGAAACGGAGCCTTGTATAAGCATGCACCAAGCCTGAACGAAGGTTTTGCGTGATATGGTCTTTGTCAAGTACCCACGCACCTTTTGCGTATAGAAATTGATCTAATAACACAGGCGTATGTGTGTATACAGTGTCATACCCATTATACTCGTTTATCTTCAACACCTTCACAACTGGAATGTCGATAGGAGCTATGTATGGCTCACGTTGACTTGTAACTAAACACATGATAACCTCATTCCATCTGTTCTTTTTGTTCATCTGCAAGGATGCTTTCGACATACCTCACAACTTTCTCGTATTCTCTACCAGATTTTTCACTATCTTGGTAGGCCTTCTTTATCAACTCTTCACCAGTACCATGAAAACACCCAACGTGCCATGCGGTTTTACGTTCGATGGCATCCCGCAACATTTGTTCGATATTCATTTTGTTCTTTTTTAAATTTGACTATCTGCAATGTTATACGAATAGGCCATGCAGGGATGACCTTTCGGCCGTTCCCCGAGGCGATCAGCGTGCTTCCGTGCGCGTTTGCGCAGGAGGCAGCTGTTGCAAGCTGTCGATGCCAGCAAGTTTGTTGTAGGCGTCGCAGAAGCGTCGGTATGCGCTTGAGACTGCGTATGCCTTGGCGTCGTCGCCGTCGTAGAAGGGATCGACTGAGTCGTCATCGATGCCGAGAGCTTCGAGCAGTGTGAGTGTTCGGTCAGCGAATTCTCGGTAGATAGCGAGAGAGTCTTCAGCGGTTACGCATCGCTTTTGGTAGGAGTAAGCGGCTGCGTTTCCGTCAGTTGTGCCAATAGCGTGGCCAGCTACGAAGCCTACAAATAGGCAAATAGCTATGATTGCTGTAAGAGCAAGGGAGTTCTTCATTGTCGTGAGTGTTTAAGAAGATGAATGAGGTCGTATTTAGAACGCCCGACCTCGATAGGCGTGATGGAGTGGTTATGCAGGATTATCGTCGCTGTCAGCTGGTGCAATGCTGTCAGATTCGTACTTCTTGTAGAAACCTGCGTGCAACAGTGACGTTACGCGCTCGGTGGGAGAGAAACCTCTGCGATAGTTCTGGTCCATGTCTTTCCAGGTCACGACCGTGAATCTGGATTGAGGAACAGCGTTCTCACGAGGCTGACCGTTGTCATCGCAAGCGATGTACTGGTCCGGCATCTCAACTTCTTCGACGAAGACGTTGGGAAGAACGTCAGCGGGGAATGGCTTGGATGCATCTTTCAGCTTAGCAGGTGCCCACTGAGGACGACCCCAGGCATCTGGATCTGCAGGAACGCTGTCTGCGTAGTGCTGGCAGAACAGGTCGACGAGGTTCTTGTCGTACCGATTCGGTACGAGAACCATCTCGATGGTTTGACCAAAGATTGGATCACGTTCGTCCTTCAGCTTAACGCGAACAACCTTGTTACCTTTGGCTTTGCCTTCTTTCGTTACCGTGGTGATAGTCACCGATGTGATTTTTCCGTTCATGATTTTGTGTGTTTAGCTGGGCAACGACCTCGCTGCCCTTCTTGCTGTGGATACTGCAGGAATCGAACCTGCGCATTGTCGCTATCATCTGACAAAGTACCATAGTATCCGAATGACCCCGAAGGGCCATATATTAATTTACATACTTCGATTCGAAGATTTTAATGACAGAGTGTGCAAGTGCCCTGCCACATACCCTTCACGATCCTCATGCTCGTGAGAGTCTTCCGCGTCATGCACATCGCGTGAGCCTATATTATGTATAAATATAATTATGGCTAATCCACAGAAAAGAACGAGGTTGGATAAGGAGACCAAAGGTCGACCCCCGGGGGTACCTTGGGTGCGCCAACCCGTAGGGGAGGTGCTATGGGAGACTTTCTCGTTTGGAGACTTTCTCGTTTAAAGACTTTGGAGACTTTCTCGTTTAAACATGTTCAAAATAAAATTTTAAATTATCACTTTCTCGTTTAAATATACATAATATGAAAAATTTTACTTTCCCGTTTAAAAATAAAATAAAAAAAATCCAACCCGAAGGCTGGATTTCTTATTATTGTATTAGCGTTGGGGTGTCAGAAGGTGCAAAGACTATCGTATTATCAGTGCGTGGTGTATTCACAGTATGAATACGGTTTCCTTGTAAGAAATCACGTTGATAAGCATTTATCATATCGAGAGCTTGCTCGGCAGATTTTTTCTTTGCACCGAATCTACTCATAAAATAGTTGATAGCAGCATCTCTTTGATCGCGAGTCAAATCACTTACAGGAACCACTTTTCCGTTCGTAACTCTGTTTATAATGTTATTATATTCAGCATGCCATTCTTCTGGATTAGACATCCATGCCTTAGCTTCAGGAGAAACTTTTCTGTTTTTAACGTTGTTGTAATGTGTTTCGTATTCCGGAAGCTTACGTAAAACAGGATTCATTTCGTAATATGATAATGTTTCCACACTCAGAGGCTACATAGAATTAGATACCTCTCCTTTATTAGTAGGCGCACCGTCACTGCTATAACTCTACGAGTAATTGTCCGCCCTTGAATGTAGAGCATGTGTTGCTTCATGTGAAATCATGCCTCTTCTATATACGTCAAATGGGTTTACTATCCTACTATAAGCACCCTTGAACATTGGTGTCATCACCGTATTTGTAAGTGGGTTAAAATATGCATAAAGTTCATCATCAGGCGCATTCTACATTTTAAATTTCGGTTTTACGTCTCCAAAACCAGGATACAGGTCTTTGTTGATATATTTATCCACAAGATCGTCATATACAGTATTGAAGTATTTAGATTCTTGTTCTGCACGTTTGAGCATAGCTTTAGTTTTTGATCCAAACACATAATTCCCTCTAGCCATTTCATACGGTGCAATTATGGGATATCGTAGCATATCTGAAACATAAGAATTGGGTATAGCCGCATACTTCAACAACGAACCTGCGCCACCACCTAATAACATTCCAACTGGTTCAGCATACGGTTTCATATATTCAGGAAGCACATCTTGTTTAGAAATTTGATTTCCAGCAACACCGCCAACTATAGTACCAATTGTTGGATAAACTGCGTCGTTTAATATCTAAAGCTTCTTACTATATTCTGGAAGCGGTTCACGTAAATAGTCTGCAACAGGGTCTAATATCTTCTAAGCGTTTAATTTCATTGCGGGCATATAATATCCGGGGTTCATCGCACCGCCCGTAACTTGACCGATAATATCAGATGTACCCTAACTTAAACCGATTCTTTGTAGTACAGGACTAAACAATCTCTAACCTGCTTCTGAATAATCATAACCTGTTGTTGCTTTCAATGCTGCATCAGCACCTAATCCGTACAATACCTGATTTGTAAACTATTGCACAGCTGGATTACCACCAAGTACCAACCCTGCTCCGTATATCTCAGGTAGCCATAGCGGTGCTGTAGCAGTTCCAATGGTACCCATTATAACCTTATCAACATTTCCAGCAGTCTATTGCATTCTACGCTAACCATATTGTCTCCAATAATCTGGTGCGGCTTTATTGATCTATCCGTTTGTTTTAGGATCGTATTTAACAGTTACTTCATCTAATGGATGTTCAACGTTGTACGTATTACCAGATGCATCAGCCCACTGACCTGAATCATTCATATACGTATATGTTGGAGATCCATTGACACTGTTTAAGAAAGCTGGCAACCACTAATTACCAACCTTCATTACTTTATTTGTTTGTCTTATTTTAGGCATAATAAAAAAGAGCCTACTTAACGTAGACTCTGAATAAATTTGTTTAAGTATGTATTTGATCTTAATTGCATTGCGATTGATCTTAAATACGCGTTTATTCAACGCGTATTTGATCTACGAAATCAATCAGATAAAGATGCTCTTTTCCATATATCTGATCTTTTGGAACAGTATTCATAATCTTTCTGTTGTACTTTTTAGCTTGAGACTCAAGAGATCCTTTGAAGTAATTCTTGAAAGACATTGTACCGTGTAACTCGTGACAATTACCGCTCCAAGGAGCATCCTTAGCAAATAGATAATCTCTGTTGTATAAACTATCATTGTTGTTACAAATACCATTCGTCCATTCTTTGTACGATTTTATTCCAACTCTCCATAGGTTAGGGTATAAATCACATAATGAACAGAGTTGGCTTGTGCTTTCTGCAATAAACCTTCTCTCAACATCTTTTGATCCTTTTTCGAGCCAAATTCGATAAATAGCATCTGGATATCGTAACTCAAAGAAGTGGCATATCGATGATATTGTTGCAAATGTTTCATTAAACTCAGCCGCTCCGTGACACACTCTCCATCTCCGTCCGTCTCTACAAACACGTACATCAAACATACGAACTCCATGTTCATACTGTTCGTCCAAACTCATATTCTGAGCTTTCCATGTTCTACGTATTAAAGACTTATTGTATATACCCTTAGTAGCCTTATGGAACGTATAACTATCATGTGATCCTATCATACCTCAGTTGCTTTTAACAGTTCTATGTATTTGTTTCGTAACTCATCATCTTTAACTGGATCTAAGATCTTATCCCAATCCAACACAGATGGCTCATCTTTTGTCTCAGCCTCGTACTTAGCAATAATAGCTTGTTTCGTATCTTCATCAAGCTTATCATTATCAGCTGATATAATTGATGCAAATGCTATATACATAAGCTGTTTAGACAACGAAGTATTTACATCAATGTTATTTGTATGTTCTATATTATCCATGATTTTTATTTTTAGATTTTTTCAATGGTACAAACGCATATTCGCACGCATATGATGATATCATTCTTTTCTTTTTGTTTTTATTTTTATCTGCAGCTGGATATTTGCCAACCTCAAACAGGTTATCTGATGTGTATAACTTACCTATTGGCACTAACTCTATCGGTTTACCTGTGTACCAAACCTCGCCTGTTATATGAGCATTTGGACATTGTTTTTTCGTAGGTTTATGAACTTTTATCTTCTAATTAACTGGCACATACACTACGTATGAATAGTTAAAGCGAAGTGTGCCTTGCGCAGCCAAACATCCTATCAACGAGTCACTGAAGCATAATCTAGGAGTTTTGTTATCTTCATGACCATTCTCGGTGAGACCATTGATAGGAATGGTTGGTGTCATCGTTATCTTATCTGCATAAAAACTATCAATCCTGTATAACATTGTTTAGTATATCTGATATTTGATGTGCTATTAGTTGAGCATCTGGATGAGCTCCTTTAGCCAATCTTAACTTTAACATTTTATCCCAATCATCTATGAATCCTGTTATAACAAACTCAGTCTTAATTCCACAAGGGAGAAGATCCCTAGCTCGTTCAGCTTTGAGACCTTTGGCTAATAGAGCTTTGTATACGGATTCAGATGCTACTATGTGATCTTTAAACAACTTCTTTGTCTCAGCATCATACGTATTCCAGTCAGACGGGTATATATATTCAAGGTCTCCGTTATACGTAACATACCTTGTACTCTCTTGTAGGAATGAAAACACTCTATGTCTCATAAATGATTGAGAATTAATCCTGTTACATGTAATCCTAAATGAATAACGTTTTACATGGAGTTTATGAGGCTCTGTAAGGTATTTAAAATCGTAAGTCCAACCATTTTCAATGATTACTCGATAGTTTGTTGTGATGTACGCGTTTCCATCAAACTCGATAACTCTAGAGTACTTATTATCTTTGTACATCTTAACCATTCCCTTATACAACTTCTCAGTTTTAGGTATCGTCAAATAGATCGTAGCATGTTCTAATGCGGCACCATGGTTGTACGATATGAGTTTATTAGTAAACGCCTCAGCTGTTGTAGAACGCCCGTTCTCATCAAAAGACATATTCTTCTCTGATTTGTACGAAGTTCTACCAGCAAGCTCAACCATTTCGTATATACCGAGTTTGTCGTACTGCTGAGTAAGTAATTCAACATGTGGTTTAATCATCTTCATAATCAACGTTGTTATATATTCTTAATAACTTCTTCTATGCCTGTATCATACGATCAACAGATTTTACATATTCAGGATCTGTTGCTGTTGATTTTAGCCTAGACGTGCGCTACATATTTTGTGCACTCTTTTGTTTCTGGTCCGTGTTCTCCTTGTGTGACATAGTGATATGATTGATTCTATTTAAACTCGTTGTATTTTCTATATGCTTTGCTTCGTATGTATCTATCACTATCTCGATGTATGTGTTTTAACATAGACTCTCCTGTAACGCATCCTGAGACTCCTAGGTTGCAAATATTGTCTAAAAAAGATAAAATTCCATCTTCTCCAAACTATTTTTTTAATATTCCATATGTCTCTGTGGCTTGTACAACATAAGGATTGTGTTTATCGTACATGGGATCAACACCAGCTATATACGAAATATTCATAGGAATCTTGTGTATATAGAAATATTTGCATGTATCTGTTACAGGAACTGATTTCTACTACATAGATAAGAAATCCGCATAATACAAAATAGCACTTAATTCAAACTTATTCATGTTATCTAATATAATCTAATTAGTCTCATGAGTCTATGTAGGGACGTAAGAAGTAATATTATATAGTCTTACTTTCCTAAGGAGACTCATGTTATATTATATATAGTCTTACTTATTATCATGAGACTCATGTTATATTATATATAGTCTTACTTATTATCATGAGACTCATG